AAGAATGCAGTAAGCATTGCAGTGTTAACAGAACCTGACTGGTCAATGGCAACTGCAATTTTCGCTTGTCGCTGGACTTTCTTGCCAGGATGAATATATGCGTAACGCTTGTTGATTCTCTTGATAGACGCTCGTTTAGATGCCTTCTGAGAAGTTTTAATAAAGTATCGAAGAACTTTACGCCAGTCTACCTTGGTAGTGATGCGTTCTAGAATCTCTTCTCGCATTGAACTGGAGACTGAACCCCAACTATTTGCTTTGCTTGCTTCTTCTGCTGCCTTCTTAACTGCTTCTTTTAAGCGTTCTTTGGCAATCTCCTTAGTAGAGTTATCAACCTCGCCCCAACCAGAATGGTCATCCCAAGGTTCTGGTTCGCCTTCTCCACCTTCACCACCTTCGCCGTTCTCTTGTTCTTCTTCTGCTTTCTGTTCAAGAAGTTTTAAGTATTCATCGGCAGACTTACCAATAGGGAAATCTTTAAAGTGACCCTCACCTGGAATCAAAGCACCCTCGGGTAATTTACCTAACAGGTGAGAGTTGATTGCCAAGTCAGTAGCAAAGTTCCATTTCTTTGTCATACCCTCAGAAGGCAAACGACCAGTAACGTGTTCGAACACCAAGTGGTAGAACTCATGCATAAGAACACCTTGCTTATGCTCATCAGTTAGTTCAGCAAAGAACTCTGGATTGTAAAGCATTTCAAAGTGACCAGTGTCAGGATTAACTTTAACACCAGCAGTAGGGATTGCTGTGGATGCTTTCTTATCTATCTTGCGAGACAGAGCAGCAAAGAACGGTTCGTTCCGAAGGAGACGAGCAGTATGTTTGTTTAAATCGAAATTCATTTGTTTCCTATCCTCAATACATAATAACAATAACGGAACTCTCACCATAAGTCAAGGAAAAAAGAACCCTCGGTAGGAAAAAGGAAAGGAAAAGTGTGAGAGATTACCTACCGAGGGCAAGGAAAGCATTATGCTTCGGGGTCTTCACCCGTCAGCAGTTCAACGATGATTCGAGAGAACTGTCGTTTGCAAGTAGAAGTGGTAGCACCGTGAAGTTTAATCACGTTTTGCTGACCTTCTTCACCAGAGTTACCGATAACTGTGAACAGTTTCATGGCAACTTCACTTGGAAGCATTACAAAGTAGTCAACCAAGTTTTGAATTTGGTTCTCACTCAACTCTTCTGAGAACGTTCCCTTTGCTTCCATCTTCTCAACGAAAGCAGAATGGTCATTGATTGAGAACTCTTCAACCTTTTCGAACTCACCATTGTCAAGAATATCTTCAATAAGAACTTGACTCTCGTAGTTTTGAGCAAAGTCACGGAATGCGACTGCTGCTTCGAAACCAACGAACGCAGTTGTCAACTCATAAATCATTGAGAGCGACTCTTTACGATTCTCATCAGAGAGAAAAGCAGCGTTTTCCAGACATTCGTTCAATCTATCCCAACTTCGTCGAGAAGGGTAGACTTTATTTGGTTCAAACTCACCAGTGTGTTCCAAGTGAGCACGGTTTTGGTTGATGAAATCCCAAATAACCTTGTTAACTTTTTCTTTTGCCCAAGTCAACCAGTCTTCAACAGTAGGTTCAACATCGAACACTGTCCAACGGTCAAGTTCAGCAGGGTCCATTTCGCCAACCTGATACTGCTCACCGTGTTCACCACCATTAACAGCAGCGAAAACAAGAGTATTAGGGTGAAGAACGTGACCGTTCAACTTTCTAGAGTCAGTTAACTCGAAAATACCTTGGCGAACCTCAATGGTTGCACGGTCAACTTCATCCAAGAAGAGAACCACAGGGTTAGTGCATGCTTCTTTGAACCAGTCTGGTGGATTAAACTTGGTGCATTCTCCCTCGATAACAGGAAGACCAACCAAGTCACCTTCGGTCATCTGAGAAGCACGACGCTCAACAACTGGCAAACCTAAGTCACCAGCAGTCTGATAGACAACACAAGACTTACCAACACCGTGACGCCCACGGAGAAGTATAGGTTTCTTTACTGCTGCCACATGGGGAGCAACTTTAACAAACGTAGCGAAATCAACTGCCATTTAATTTTCCTTTCTCTTTATCTCTCTCACTTACATAATAACAATATCGGACTTTGCCTTGGATTGCAAGGAAAAAACGACATTAATTTCACTTTTTATGCAGCAGACACAACTTCGAGGTCATTATCCTGAACCCACTCAGTAAAAACACCGCCTCTACCGTAAGTGTTGGGGTACATTTCCTGAAGTTGAAGTTCCTGCTTTGTTGGTTGCAACCACTGAATCTGTGCTTGCTTCTCACCTGCTCGAATCATCAGACCGACTCGATGAGTTCTCTTGTACCGAGCATTTCGCTTAGTTTCCTTACAGCGAAGAAGAGCACCAACTTTATGCTTGGAACCTGGGGGAACCAAACGGTTAAGCATCTGAGTAGCGTTGTCCCAGAAAGAACCTGGAAAGTAGTCAGTGTAAGGGCAAGACTCTTGGTCTGCACGCTTTACATGCCAGTTAGTTCCTTCTAACTCACCAGTTTCCCAGTTCTCCTGCCAGAACCAAGAAGCAACAAGACCGTTATGGTGAATATAACACCGACGCTCGCTCTCCTCAACTTTGAGACCTAGTTTTTTTGCTTTTTTAAGAAATGATGTTCGCTTCATGATTTTTTCCTTTTTCTCTCAACCACATAATAAAGGTAACAAATGAGGGTTCAGAAGTCAAGAACTATTTGCATTCTTTTATAAGATATTGGGTAAGGACAGCATGAGCATATCCACCTGACTCTTGACCGTCATAACCAACCCATTCGAGTTTTGCCATTTGACCTCTATCCCAGACATCAACAACCAACCAAGGGAATCCCTTACCTTTCTCAGTGTTGTACTGGAGGGAGTGACTTTGAGCAACTCTTTGACCTATCTTAATCATTTCTTTTATCCTTTCCATTGGGTATACTTATTTATACCATAACCAATTAAGGAAAGTCAAGCGTATTGTGTGTTTTATTTCACTTTTTCTTTCTCCCCCATTGTAAAGCAAGTCCCATGATAATGAACCCGATTGCAGTGTAGATAAACTCGTTATCGCTTAGTATTCCTTCGAACATTTCTATCTCCTCCTAGAGCATGTTTTAATCTCAGCGCCTGTAGGGGCAATTTGTTTGTTAAGTGAAATGATTTTCTCTTTACAAGGGTAGTTAGTGTGTGCTAGATACACCCCACTTCACACCCCCTTATCACACAATATTACACTTAATAACACCCAGTACCCTACTTTAATCTGTCTTTTTTAAATTTCTTAATAGGTTTTAACTTTACTATACGATTACTTTACTACTATACCTATTAGGGTTATATCTTATTAAATTATACTATACCTTTACCCCTATTGTTAATTGTTATATTAATTAAGTTTCACCATAAGAAAGAACATCAACCATCATTTGAGGCATATCAGGTTCCTGGTGAATTAAAAGAACTGCATCTTTACCTATACCATTCTCCTTACCTATATTGCTTAACATTAACCAAATAACTTTAACTGCTTCATACTCGTTTCTTAGATAAAGTTCCTTAATAATAGGATAGTAAATCTTTGATAACTGCTTTACAGTTTCATCTCTTATAAGGTTATCAATTTTATTATTTTTCATTTTATCCCTCCTTACTTTCTTACTATCTCTAGATTAGGAAGGACTCGCTTTAACCTAATAAAACTTGTCTTTGTTACTCGATGAGTATGAGGATGGGTTATCTTTTTTACTGTTCCATCTTCCATTCTCATCTGAATATAATGTGTTTTCTTTTTATTACCCTCGAACATTATTTTGCTCCTTTGATTAGAATAATTTTAACTGATTGCTCGGACTATAAAGTGTCACGCCTAGACGTTGTAAAGAAAGTTCAAGACCTTCTTTATATCTTAAAGCATTTTTTACCTTGCTAAGTTTTGAGTCCTTTTGTCCTCCCAACAAATAAGCAATTACGTTTTCAACTGAACCTAACCCTGCATTATAACATTGTGAAACAATATTCTTTTTATATTCTCCTCCACTCTTCCACAAACCAATCATCTGTTCGACCGAGTTTTGAAAATTGACGCCTGTCTCCTTCTTTGTCTGGGCATAGAGAATATGTCCTACTGCATCATACTGAATATAATTCCACTTCTTATCCATGAATTCTTTTCTTTTACTCATTTCTCTTCTCCTTTAATTTAAATTATTCAACTTAATATCAAGTTTTTTTTCTAAACTCTTTCTTCTCTTCTCGTGGTAATCACGAAAACCATTGGAGCATCCCGTCATCAATGCACATCTAGGAACATCAATAAAATCTATCAAGCGTCTAAAGCAACTATGGTCTGATGTAAACTCTAATTTAGAAGATGGAAAAGTAAAGTAAACTTTCTTATTAAGTTTAATTTCACAACAGTGCGTACCATCACTTCTTTTATTGTACTCTCCACCATGTGCAAGTTGAGGTTGCATGAAACCTGGTAAGATTAATTCTTCATCCTTTACCTCTACTTTTATCGTCTTCGATGGGACATCACAAGGTCTCCATCCTTCGCCCTTCAAGGTATCCCCGACTGACTCTTTAATATGTTTAAAGATGTTTTGTTGAAACTCTTTGGTAGTGCTTGCAGAACTCCAACAATCTATAAAAAGTTTATCTTCAATCTTATTGTTCATTGACCAATTTTTTGGCATCCGTTTGTACTGCTCACGGTCAATAATATTAATGTAAGGTCGAAATATCGCAAGTGTCTCAAGCGGGTAAACGGTATAAGCACCTCGAAGTTCGGCATTAGTATAATATTCGTCACTATCGCAACCAATCTCATCACGCCAATTCATTCCATAAACACGAGATTCATCTATATTCTCAAAAGACATTTCTCTTCCCTCCTTTTTACAAAGACACCATATCAACTATCTTTGGCAAAGTCAACACTTTTCTTAATTAATATGGAAAATTTTCCCGCAAATTCGCTTCCGCTTGCTCCTACTGCCCGCCCGTCACCGAATAATAAAAGAACGCTCCCGATACAATCAATAGAACTGAGATAAATGTTATCTCCCTTATCTCTCTTCCACTGTACCTCATAAGTTTCCTTTCAACCCTTGGACAATCACAACCAAGACAACTGATACTGCCAGACCCATGAATACTTTTAGCAAGTCCTTCACAACTACTGGAAGAACTCTCTTCGTCTGCCCTTTATGCCAAGTTGCTATTGCTAACTCTCGACCACATAATAAACCTACGAATACCCAAGTTGTAGACATTGGCACATTGGAGTACTCTTTAAATATTAATAGAATTGCAGCATAAACAAAATCTACTATTGTTGCTGACCTTACAAACCTTGTCGATGACTTGTTCGCTACAATATCCTGAATCTTTCCTCCACCCTCGTAAAATACAAGTCCGAGCATCGAGATTACCAGCAGGAACACAAAAGTTAAATAAAATGCATCAAGTTGTCTTGGCAAGAACACTGCAATGTTTGCCATATCGTGCGACAACCAAGTAAACCATAGAAAACCTGTTGTTCCCCATTGGAGTCCTCTCCAGATGCGCTCTTGCTTCTCTGGTATCTTCTTTCTCTCGTTTATTAGTTTGGTTACTCCAATCCAAATAACATACGCAAGAACTGCTGCGACTGCATAACCTACAACAGATTTTATTAACATTTTCCCAAAGACAGCACCAGTTGAGAATACAGATAGGACTAAGAATGTTGTTGATACTGGTATACCTACTCTTGTCAAGCAAAGTAATACAGCAGGTGCCATTATGTGGTACCATTCAACACTGACAGGAGGAATTCTATCTAACCTCCCGAATGTTATATCTCCGTTATAGTTAAACCAACTCCATAGGATTGCTGCCACTGCAACAGAAGACGCTGCTATCCATAGTTTCCACCAAGCAGTTTTCTTGTTGGATACCATAAAGGTTCCAAGAGTCTGGACAGCATCGTTACTTATCACTGATGCTCCTGCTATTGTTGCACCGACAATGGCAAAGACTTGTTCTATCATTTGTTCCTCAAAATATAAAATGTAAAATAATACTTAAACTGAGTGTTACCATTGTTGTAAGTGCAAGCATGGTTGCATAGTCTCTAATCATCTCTTCCCTTTCTTTCAAGATAAAAACAGTGCCCAAGAAACAAAACTATAAAAGTTATAAGACTTGGGGCAAAATAAACTGCAAGATGTTCCATCACTCTACTCCTCCGAGGTTTGACAAAACTCTCTTCGACAGTACTTTCAAGATGTCATTTATAATATTTCCGTTACCATTGGGTTCCCAGAACAACCATAACATTATACCACCAACGACAAGAACTGTAAGTATTCTTTTTAGAACCCCCACGTTCATCACGTCCATGCCCCAGTGTAGTTATTCTTTGCAAGAGCGTTATTGTATTCTCTAACAACCGTGAAGATTGCTTCGTTCATCGGAGTCTCTGAACTGAACTTACTTCCATATACCTCCACCCAGTCTGAAATCTCTCCACGATTGTTCGAGTTGAACAGTAGGCACTCTGGACGTTCAAAGACAGTTGAATAACTTGCAACGATAAAGTCTCCTTTGCCATTGCAAAATAAGAACTTGTTCCCGCACTCTAAAACACTTATTAAATTGAACATTCTTACTCCTCCTCTTCCCACAAATTCATGCAGATATTTTCTGAATAACAATCATCTTCTACAGATTTTAATAACAAATCATCCACACATCCCTCGTATCTATCGCCTGGGCGTGCTCTTGGATTGCAAGCAATGTAAACGCTTTGAGTTTCATCACCATCTTCGTCGTAACATCGAGTTACTGAATGTGAATAAGTCTCATGATAGGGTTGACACTCCTCACTATCAACTGGATATGATGTAGTTTCTGTACCACATGCCAGCAATAGCGTCAGCACTAACGCATCGGTAAATATAAAAATCATCTTTCTCACCTCTTTTCACCCGTGCCTTTCAGCAAACTCTTGCTTCTCGAACCAATCATCCTCGCCAAAGTGAGGATGCTTATTCTCTTTGTTTCTGTAATACTCATTTACCTCATGCGCTGCTCGCTCACGGAGACGTTCAGCAACGGCAGCAGGGAAATTAGTAGAAGACTTGACCAACCACTTGTTGTTACAATCTTCTTGAGCGAAAGGACGAAGGTGATGAAGACCGACAAACTGCCGCTCATTGTCATTGTAAACAAAGACTTTGCTTACCTCGCAACGAATAGGCGCTTCTTCTTCACCGAACATCTTCTTGGCACCAACCCAAACACGAAACGTAGGGACTTCGTACCTACTCCAGTATACCTCACCAGATACAGGTTCTTGCTCCCTGAAACGCTCTTCTTGGTAAGTGACGCCTGATTCTAACGCTTCGCCAGTTACCATGTAAGAACCTGTCAACTCTCTCCAAAATAGTTTTTGTTCAAACAAAGCACCAACACCAGCACCATAGGACTGGAACTCTAAAAGAGCACGACTGATGGAACCCTCAATTGTCTTGAGTGCCTCTTGCTTTCTACGCTTGAGGTGAGGGCAGGTACGACGATTGTGACCTAAGAGACCACAGTAGGAGCACATCGTGCTAGAACCCTTCTTTCTACCTGCTTTCTTGTAGTAAGACTCACTGAACTTCTTACTTTCTTCTGAACGCTCTGGACACGTTCGAGCATTGTGCCCATATTTACCGCAATAACCACAACGAACTGACATAACCTTTTCCTTTCTCTTTACCTTACTCTTAGATAATAGTGGAAATGATTCCAGAAGTCAAGGATAAAATGAAGATTGTTTGCATAATTCTCCATTCTTTTCTGGCAAAGTAGAAGTAGCGACCTCTAATGCATACACAAGTATAGAGGTAGTGTCGGTCAAGACCTTGGTAAAGTGTGTAGTGCTTTATCTCCATAGTTGTTTTCCTTTCTTCTTCTCAACTACATGAAGACAATAGCACCGTTAAGTCATGGTGTCAATAAAAAAATAAACTTATTCCCAAGGACAATGCCTGCAACCCGAACAACAGCAGAATCCTCGCTTTTTAAGGTAATAAGAGGTAAGTACTTTTTTGTTTGTAGCAGGGTCAATGTAGAAGTTCTTTTTATCTTTGCACGCTTTACTGTGAAGTGCTTGGATTGTTTCTGGAAATTTTTGCGGCAAGTTTTACCTCTCTGTTGTTCTTCGATAATAATAAAGACCGCATGCTCGACGGACAAACTCTGTTGATGGTCTTTCGCACTGCTCTGGCACAAGACCGTGACAGTAGGCATCGTTGTCATAATCTCTTGCGAGGCACTGGTCATTACATTCCGACAGGTGCCAAATCGAGTTTGGATTATGACACACATAAAGAATAGTCTCTCTGCTGGGAAGTTCTTCGAGCACAACTTCACCGTCTCCACACGAGAACGTAAACATTAGATTAAGTATTATTAACTTTATGATGCCTTGGGATGTCGTCATACCTTTCTAAGAGAGAGTACCACTCGCTCGTTGTCCTACCATTTGCCCAAAGAACCCAACAAGATATCCTGTTATTGTGGTATTCAAAGAGTTGAGGTTCTTTGTCTTCTATCTCTATGATGATTCCTGGTCTTTTCTTCTCGGACGATGCTCCGAAGAAGAGCGAGCGGAAGTCAACCAAGTCTCCAACTTTTAGTTCTCGTTTTTGCAATTACTTTCCTTCTGCTTCTTGTAAACTGAGTAGAGTTGTAACTGACTCTTCCACTCCATCGTCAGTTCCCCAGTAGACCAAAACACTCTTATTCCCACCTCATCGAATGTTGAAATAACAATTCCAACGGGAGGTTCTTTTGCTTCCTGTCCTGCTTTTGTGATAAAGACCCATGAATCACCTTCAATAAACGTAACCAAATCTCCTGGATTGAAGTTCGGCATACTACTGTTGAATCCAGAGGGTCTTATCATTCCATCTCTTGCTCCAGTTGTGCAGATTTCTGATACATTCTTATCCCAAGAGCAAGCATTATAAATGAGTACAAGAAATACTCTTTTGCAGAGATTGAGAACTCTGCCTGCTGTTCTGGTGGAAGCAAGAAACCTTGCATGAGGGCAAATGCTCCATTGATAACCCCAAGTATAATAAACATCGGCGCAATAGTCTTCATAAGTCCTCCTTAATTAATTAGAACCTAGAACAAACTTTCCAACAGCAATAAACAATTGTTCCTAAACCTATCCAAGCAAGAACCGAAACAGTTCCCTCAACCATTGCAACCCCCTGTAAAACTGGTAACGTATCGTACACTTCTACTTTTTCCTAGTAAGTCTTTCAGTTCTCACCAGACTCTTCTGAATGGTGCCAGTCTCAATATGCCTCAATCTGCACATAGAACCATAATCAAGAACCTCGTACACCTCAAACTCTGGTTCGGTGTTTCTGCTAAAATTAAAAAATACTTTGTCGCCTTTTTGAATATTACCCATTTGCTCTACTCACTACTTCTAGGATGTCAATCATATCGTCTGCTGGAACTTCGTAACCGTCTTTTAAATATCTGATGTGGTGAACTCCTGGGATGTCTTCGTGAAGACTAACAACTATTGCAAGTCCTCCACCATTCAACATTGCGTCAGGATTCATCCTTACCATGTCTCCAACTTTTAAGTTTAGCGAACCTGACTTTCTTAATTGTGCTGGCATATGCCCAAACATTATAGCACACTCCTAGCGATGTCAATATCTTTCTGCTGCTCTTCTGTTAGTTCTTCATATTCTCTCTTGACAAACTGTCCATTATCAAGAAGACTGTCCCTAATTGGTGGATACTTGGAACCCTCTATCCATAATCGTTTTGCCCGAGGGTGACTCACGAACTTCAAAACTTTCCAAGAATTACTTCGTTCTGATGTTTTCAAGTTTGTGCCAAAGTCGTTCAAATTCACCAAGACAGAAACGTAGTCCTTAGTTCGCTCGATGAGTATTCCCAAAGATTCATCACGTAGGATTTCAAAACTACCACAGGAGGCGAGGTGATTCAGAGATACGAAACCGAGAGCACCATATCCTTTTCTAACCTGAACTATCTCCTTTGACTGAATGAGGGGTGTTTTCGTATGCTGTGGTGTCAACGTCACCGAACTTGTTTCGCTTTGCCTCGCTCGTCTGTAATAATCGTATCGTGATGGTGAAAAAGGTATATGGTAGTCGCTGTCTGCAACGCTTTCTTCGTAATCATCATACCCGTCGTCATGTTCATTATTCCAACGTCCCTTGCCAGAAGGGTTTCCAGTCTTTGATGGATATCCACTCATCAGTTTATCACCTCCAAATCTTTTCTAAATACTTTTGCTTTCTGTTCTCCGAACAATACCCAGAACCAATCTTCATAAAGTCTTATGTTTCCATCACGAACACGCTCAAAGACAAGTCCAACCATGTCTTTGTTTTCTTCTCGCCACCCTGGAGTGTTCTTGTTCGCTGCCGATATCCACTTTACAAGATTGCCTACTTGAATCACTTCTTCCCCTTCTTTGGTAAGTTTGGTCTAATATAATAAGCAAAGATATGATAACCAATGTTTACTACTGTTCTTACCACAGGTAGTCTTGAAAAGCAAACACTTTTTTTAAATCCCATCTCTTCATACATACGACGAAAAGTCTCTGGACCTGTTGTTTGCTCTCCGTCAAACTCTCCAATCATTTCAGATTCAAAGTCACGACCATCAGAACTGAAATCACTACTGCTGATATCAACGAACTCAATACCACAAGATTCCCCTTTCTTACGTACTGCGTTTATCTCTAACGAGCACACATAACAGGACTCATCATAATAAACTTTTTTACTCATTTCTCCACCAAGTTCAAATCAAGTGGGAGTTGCGAAGTGTCTTCACGCTCTCCTGCCCAAGATACTGTTATAAGTCTCCATCCTTCTGAATCATCTATCTTGGATACTACTCCAACCATTTGAGATGTTGGTTTATTATATTTCTTTGGGTCTAGGCGAACCAAGTCGCCCAACTGAAAATGTCTATGAGACGGCATTTAACACCTCCATATCTTTTGAATAGTACCAAATAAAATCATCACCGAAGTCTACCCTACACTCTTCTCTGGTAATATGCTCGCCATCAGAGTTCGAGAAACCTCCCATACGAACTTCTGTTATTACACCTACTCTACCATTCCACCAGAAGTGTCCCGTAGGCATTTTAACTAAGTTACCAACTTTCACTGAACTACCTCAAAGAACTCGGCATTGCTCCAAGTTTGCTCAAGGAAAGGATTTTCCGAGCAGTGGAGTCGTAACTCTTCATAACCTCGCTCGTTGCGAGTCTCCAAGACTACAAAGAGTCTGCTGAAATCAAAACCTATTGCTCTTACCAAATTACCTTTTTTCATAACCATCTCCTTTGCCTTACTCTTGTTTATAACATTATTCGGATGGATATGTCAAGGACTTTATTCATTTATTTTCACTAACTAATTCTAGGTTCTCTTTTAATGCTGATATTATACAACCAGTATCCAACTCAAGTATCTTTACTCCACTGTTGAATCGCTCAAGAACAATAGCGAAGGTGCCTCCCTTACGACAATACTCTTTTATCCGCACCAAGTCACCTGCCTTCACTGATAACCTCCAAGTGCTGTGGCTCGATTGGTCTAACCCACTTCTTGTGAAACCAATAAACATTCTTGTAAGTAGAACCATCTTCTGCGGTTGACTCAGTATAGTCTGAAACGATAATGCCCATCGTATCAGAACTTACTTCCCCTTTCCACTTCCACATTACCAAGTCACCTGCCTTCATTTATCCTCCGTACACAACGTAGCCAATTAGATAGCAAGTTCCATAGAACACTGCAACAGTTAACAAAGTTTCTAGCACCTCACAACCTCGGATGAATGCTCTATCTGTCTACCAAATTCAATTACATCACCGTTAGAAGCAAGAGCATTCCAAGCATACAACCAAGGATGGTCAGGTGTCAACACTTTTTCTATTAAGATAACTTCTCTATTGATGCCCCAACAATTTGCTGTTGGTTGCGGAAGTCTCACCAAGTCACCGACTTTCACGCTACTACCTCAATCATCGGAGAAGTGAAAGTTCTCACACGTTGCTCACCATTCCAAGCGATTTTACAAATAGCGTTTCTCTTGGCATTTTCCGTAACTTCAACAACGACGCCGAGGTTGAGTTCTTTCGCAAGTCTTCTTGACTCACGAGCCATTGAACTTTCGATGCTTTTCTTGCCTCTCTGAGACAACCTGACTATGCTACCGACTTTCATGCTACCACCTCAAAGTGTTGTGTTACTCCCATTTTACTATGGGCAAGTTCTTCGCCATTGCTCCAACGAACATGGACTGAGTAAGGAGTGACCTCAAGAACAACTCCGACACCTCTACCTGCGAAGTCTTCCCAGAACTTTCTCTTTGACTGCCACTCTGGGACTTTTACTAGATTACCGACCTTCACTAACTACCTCCCAATCGCTTGGAGAATGGAACCCAGTGTGCCCCAAGAACTGAAATGCCAATGGACTAGCAAAAGTTACAAGGTGAACACCCTCGTGTTCAGCAAACTTAGGATTCTTGTGCTTTACCAAGTCACCGACTTTCATTATTTCTCCTCTCCAATGCAGCAGCGAGCAATGCCTCGCAACCTTCTTGCCCGTGCTCTTTCCAAACCTGAAGTAACAAACGAAGTGCTTCACATACTTCTTGATTAGTCATTTCTTTTCCTTTCTCTCCTAACCACTCTTTGATAGTAGTGAAGAGCGAACACAAAGTCAAGAGTTATTTCACCCAAGCATGGTAAAAAGTGTTACCTTGATTTCTGATGAAACACTCAAGAGAGTTTAAGTTCTTGCGAGTGTAAACTATGTTGCCACATTTAGCAGTGTAGTAACTATTAGTAGGACCGCAGTTACGGAAGACGATTCTGAAGTTTTTTTTGTTAGTCATTTCTTTTCCTTTCTCTCCTAACCACATAATAAAGATAACAAAGAGAAAGGCAGAAGTCAAACAAAAAGCGACAAGATATGTAAAATAGTTATAAACATGACGCCAGCAGAGAATATCCCAACACCTAACTCTGCTTTCCTTATTGCTTCTTTAAATTCTTTATTCTTCATTGCTTCCCCATTACTGAGTGTTTATAACAAACTGGTTGATAAGACTCTGCTCCACCAACCAAGACTTTCTTTTCTTCTTTCGCCAACCTTTCCGTATAGAAAGCATCGGCACCACATTTGTAACATACTGCTGGGCAGATGTCAATACTTGTTGCCCAAGGCATTATCTTTGTCATCTCTTGAAATGGTTCGTATCCTTTTGGTAGGAACTCCGAGGTAGAAGAAAGTTGCAGCGAAGACACTAGAACTGTTTTACCTTGTTGAAATAATTTTATTAAAGCATCTGCTGAATTCTCAATCATAAAGAGTTCATCAACACCAACAACGTCAAAATCTCTGGACAGATTGTAGATTTCGAAACCTTTCTCAACCAAAGCACACTTGTGCTCTTGTCCCTTGTGAGTTACGACTGTCTCTTCTGAGTATCTCTTATCCATTCTTGGTTTGAATAAAATAGTCTTCTTGTTTTGATACTGGTACCTCTCCAACGCTGCGAGCATTCTTGTTGTCTTGCCTCCGAACATTGGTCCAGTAAAAACTTTGAGTTGTGGATTCACCCCTCCTCCCTTTCTTGTAATGCGATAAGTCTGTCGATGTAGAACCTTGCCTTCTTTAAATCTTCCAATGGTTTGCCTTTGAGTTTATGTCTCGTAACGTACTTTACCACGTTACCTTCGTTAAAGTCAAGACTCCAAGACTCAATAAAATCAATTACTTCCACTCCCTTGTTGTAGTGCTCGGGATGGAACACCATCTCTTTTTTCTTTGGCATGTTTCCTCTATTCAACTGTTACTGATTTAGCAAGATTCCTCGGTTTATCAACATCCTTATTTCTAATCCTCGCTATCTTATGTGAGAATATTTGAAGAGGGATTGTTGTCAACAACGGGGTTAACTCTGGTTTTGTCTTAGGTACTATAATAACAGCATCTGCTGCTTCTGTTAAGTTTTTATCTTCTTTATCTGTAATTGCAATGACTTTGCCTGACCTTGCCTTTATCTCTTGTAAGTTTGAAATGGTCTTTTCATAAGAGTCGTCGTGTGGCATTACAAAGACAGAAGGGCAAGACTCATCAATAAGAGCGATGGGTCCATGCTTCATTTCACCAGCAGGATAACCTTCTGCGTGAACATAACTTATTTCTTTTAATTTAAGAGCACCTTCGAGAGCAACTGGGAAACTTACTCCTCTTCCAAGAAAAAGAAAATCGTCATAGTTCGAATAGATACTTGCTACTGATTCAATTACTCCTGAGTCGTCTAGTATTTCCTGAACTTGGTCTGGTATTATTGCTAGTGCGTCTTTAAGGTCCATCAGTTTCTCGTCGTCAATATGCCCGAGGCGATGGGACAACTTTATAGCAAGCATGGTAATTGCTGCAACCTGTCCAGTGAATGCCTTTGTGGATGCTACGCCAATCTCTGTGCCAGAGTGTGTATAAATTCCTGCATCTGATAGTCTGGCAATTGAAGAACCTACAACATTGACGATGCCGATGATGAGTGCTCCCTTTCGTTTTGCTAGTTCCAGTGCTGCTTTCGTGTCTGCTGTTTCCCCTGACTGAGTTATACCTATAACTACATCGTCATTGGCAATGATAGGTTTCCTGTATCTATACTCTGATGCATAGTCAACCTCGACTGGTATTCTGGTGAGAGATTCTATAAGATACTTGCCAATAAGAGCAGAGTGCCAAGATGTTCCGCAAGATACAATGGTAATTTTCTTTGCTCTAAGGAGTCTCGGCATAACATCTTCAATGCCACCAAGAGCAATCTCTGGTCCTGCTGCTGCCAATCTACCTCGCAAGCAGTCTGCAATAGTCTCTGGTTGCTCGTTAATCTCCTTCATCATGAAAGATTCAAAACCTTTTTTCTCAACTGCCTGCAAGTCAAGGAGAAGTTTCTCTGGAAAGAATCCAGTCTCCCTGTTATCTATATCTTTTACTTGGAGTTTATCACGAGTAACGATAGCAATCTGGTCGTCTTCTAAGTAAATAACCTCTTTTGCTCTACCAATAATTGGAGTTGCGTCAGAACCAATAATGAAACTACCGTCACCAATTCCAACTGCGAGTGGCGAAGACTTCTTCGCACAGACTATCATCTCTGCATTAGGTTCAACGACACAAATCGCATAGGCACCGTGAACATATTTAAGTGCCTCGTGGACTGCATCTTCTAAACTCGAATTGTTTTTTAGTTTTGTGTACTCTATCCAGTTCGCAAGAACTTCAGTATCCGTTTCTGAACGAAAGAAATATCCATCGTCCATTAAAAGTTCCTTCAAGTGCTTGTAGTTCTCGATGATTCCATTGTGAACTATGGCAAGTTCACCTTTGAGTGACATGTGTGGGTGGGCATTCTCTTCCGAAGGTTTACCATGAGTTGCCCATCGTGTGTGTCCGATTGCCAAATCTTGTGGCGCAATGTTAGAAGACTTCTTATCAAGTCCCGAGACTGCACCTTTTGCTCGGACAACTTTTATTTCTTTGTCTTCGATGTAAGCAAGTCCCGCTGAGTCGTAACCTCTGTACTCTAACCTGTAAAGTCCCTCGATGACAACCTTTTCTGCTTTCTTTTCCTTACCAATATATCCAACTATACCACACATATAAAACCCTCCGTATGATGTAATTAGATAAGTTTACTTGTATTTTCCAAGTTCTTTCGCTATTTCGCTGGCAAGAATCCAGCGTGCCGCTTCGGAAGATAAATTAAGTTGAGCGTCTTTGTGTTTCTCTAAAATTGCTTGAATAATCTCAGTCATCTTTCTCCATCTTTCTCATCATCTCTTCTAATCTTGCTTCGATTGTTTTTTCCTGACTGCCTTTGTTTTTGTGCATCTTTTCTTCAACTTCTCTCAGTTCATTATATGCTATGCCAAGCATGACAACGCACAAAGCAAGAAGCGAAAAGAGAACCAAACCCAGTCTATTTAAAAAGTCAATCGCTTTCATACTCTTTTCTCAAAACTTTCTCATAGTTTTCACTAAGAAGTGCAGAAGATAAAGTCATGACATCTTGATATCTTTTCAACTCTTCGATAGGGTTGAGCATCAGCAGGTCATCGTGTCTTACCCATTCCGTCCTGTCTGAAACTGGCAAAGGGTTTTCGCCTGAATTAATCCACTGAACTTCAAGATACTTCCATCCGTTACTTCTCAACTCGGTGTCGGTCACTGCGCCGATTTCATAACGTGCGTGTCCACAAGAATTCTTTCTTGCCACAACCTGTCCTCGTTTCATTACGATTCCTTTTCTGTTAATTTAACTAAATCTGATTCTTTTAGGAAGGCGGTCCAAGTGCCAAATCTTACAACATACTTTCTTTCTCTCACCTCTACAACAATTCCGTGCCCTTTGAGGCAATGGTCTTCTTCTTTCTCTTCCAAGTGTTTCCACTCTTCCGTCTCGTTGTTGATTCGAACTAAGTCGCCTTTTTCTAATTTGCTATCGCTCATGATTATAAATAGTTTTTTCTTAATTTGAGGATTACTTTATCTCGCTTTTTGGCAAGTTTATATATCTCCTCATCTATGGTCGCCTTCTCCCTAGTAAGATTCACTATCTTCAAATTCAACCTTGATATCTTCATAGAAAGTTTTTCTTTTTCTTCTTCTTTTTCTTGTGCCATAATGCACCTCCAATAAACCGCTGTCGATACTTTCATACACCTTCTGCTTTGATGCCCTGTCTTCTGTTATTTGAAAAACTGGATTATCTCCCATAGTGGAGGACATTAGATAGAAGTGAAAGTAATGCCTTGTTGACTTCACTATCAAACCAAGTGCCGTGTTCTTCGAATTATGTAGCAAGTCTCCAACTCGGAGGTGATACTTTCCTTCCGTCATCCATCAAAACTCCAAACTCTTTATGTGATAGTCCTCAACACTCATAAGTGTAAGAGAGTCTGGGTGATAGACAACTGCTTCAAGAAACAAGACCTCCGTGACAATACCCATCAGTCTGGCAAGTTCTTGCTTCTCATGATTAATGTCTCTTATCTGAAACTCTGCTTTCTTTAGGACAACCTTCTCCCCTCCAATAAGGGTTGCTCTGATGTTCCCCATTGCTGCAATGCGTGAGTTGAAAGCAAGTTTTTGTCTTATCATTGCTTCCTTTGTTGTCCCTTTCCAGTGACTAAAAGGTTTTTGAAAATCTGAATAGTCCATCCAGTTTATGACTGTGTGCTTGTGCTCCTTCACCATCTCTCCTATAACGCCCATCGTCTGAACTATATCGAACTCGATAGTCTCCATAGCAGTGAAAACATCTAGTGGTTCAGAATATACTGTGCGAACCACCTGTGGTAACTCAAATTTTAAAATATTAGAAGACATTTAATCCTCGTACTCATCGTCGGTTGGATAGTATCCACTATCACAGTTTTCATAAAGTCCATCGTTCGGGTCGTCATCGTCAGCACCGAACCACTCATCGAGAACCTGAGAGAAAGGGTCGGAACTCGAAGTTGCTGACCGAATTGGTGGCGAGTTCGATACCTTTACACTTTTGTTTGTCGATGTCCTTACTGGTGGTGGTGGAATGATAGGTGCCATTGGTTGAGTAACCCTTTCATCCCTATCTTTATTGTTTTTCTTTAGTTTCTCTTTTACTGAATCTGTTGCACTCTTGTTTCTCTTCCTTCTCCACTTTTCATCAAAGTTGTCGATAACCAGACTAGGATAAACGATTGGAATATGAGAGTTTCCAGCGTGATATACTCTCACTTTTTTACCATCATCGAGAGTAAGTGTCGGGTCGCAATCTCTATAGTCAGAGTGGGCAACGAGACCTGCTGCTGTCAGTTCCAGACTCTTTGTAGTAGGATATCCAGATGAAGTTAGACCAGGAACTCTTATGCTGAACAAACCAGTGGGACCAGGAGTGATAATCATTCTTTTTCCATCCTTGTAAAAAGAAATGTGTTTAATCACGATTCTCGTACCTCTCTCTTGCTAACTCCTTTGCGAGACAATAAGCAGCAAAGGGCATCATCATTGCTGAACCGATGACGAGAGGAACCGCAATAATAAACGTATCCAAACAAATGAGTGTTCTTTTCATAAACTCTTTCTTTCTCCTCTCTTTCTAATAAATAGATAATATCAAAAAGAGAGGAAGAAAGCAAGAGAAAGGAGCAGGGAAAATGAAAAAAACCCTACAAAAAATTGGCAGTGGGAGAGGGATTCGAACCCCCGTGACGCTACAAACGCCAAACGGTTTTCAAGACCGTCGCAATCAGCCAGACTCTGCCATCCCACTACAAAAACAACTCTCGGTTGCTGTTAATAATTAGTTCTTTACCTGTTTCTTTTTGAATTAGATTCCAAAACTTTCGCCACATCCGCAGGTTCTTTTCGCTGTCGGATTTTCAAATTTAAAACCTGATTGTCCCAATTCATTTCTGTAATCTATCTGAGTTCCCATAAGGTAGAGAAGTGATTTTCTGTCTATCACTATCTTTACACCGTGACTCTCCAACTCCCTATCCTCATCTTTCACTTCATAGGCGTATTTAAGTTGATAAGTAAACCCCGAGCATCCACCGCCCTGGACACCAACACGTACACCAATTGGTCTAGGGTCCATGTTCGAAAAGAAGTTTTTCAAAGCATCTGCTGCTGCTTCAGTCAAGGTTATCATCGTCAGTCACCTTGTTGTAAAACCTGAAATCATCGAAGAATTTATCTTGTGCTGTTAGTTTTATTTCTTCTGCCAGTCTAAGAATAGACTTAGAATACCTTCTTTTGACTGCCCTGGATGTTCTAGAATTCGGTTTGTTGATACAAACATTACCAGCATTGTATCCGCACAGTGCTCTCTCCATGTCGCCTTTCGCCCTCGCCAACCAGTATTGCAAGGCAACCGTGCCCGCCTTAATGGATGTCTTGGGTCTCTTTAGTTGTTCGCAAGTGTAGTCGGAATACTGAGGTAACACTTGGGTAAGACCACAAGCACCTGCACGACTGACTGCACGAGGGCGAAAGGCACTTTCGTGAAAGATAAGAGATGAAAATACAACAGGGTCTATCCCCCTCTTTTCGGACTCTTCAACTATGTTGGGCATGACTTCGCAGACTGTTCTACTCTGAACACTGGGCATCCCAAGGGTTGCTACAACCGCTATGCATAATTGTGTTGCAAACATCTCTTTCTCTCACTTACTCTACTTCAATATCCACTGATATGTTCACATACATAGTTGGAAGTCTCAAATGGTTTGCCATATTATGCTTCTTACATTCTTCTGCTTCCAAGAACCAGTCTGCGTGCTTCTTCTTATCCACAATCTTCAAGAAGTGGTCGTCCTTCTTCCCACAATTGCGTGCCATCATTGTATAAATCTTTTGGTTTAATCTATCTGCCTCTGCTGCGCCTGCTTTGAGTTCCTCGACCTTGCCCCAGTCCATTGAACTTACGTCGTGAATCATTACAGTTGCGTCTTTGTCCATAAAACGAAGACCGTCTTCGCCAAAAGAAAAAAGAACAGCACCACAAGACATTGCTTTGCCTTCAACAATTGTTGCGACTGGTAGTTCGGAATCCCGAATGGCAGCAATCATTGACATCAAAGAGTATACCTGACCGCCATAAGAATCAATAACAACAGGAATAATCTTCTGCCCCGTATTGTGTGCCTGTGCCATGTCCAGTGCAAAGTTCTTGGCAGACTCTTCATCAAACTTGTTTACACGAATGATGACTGGTGCCTTCCTGAGTTCTACAGTTTTGATTAGTGGCGAAATCTCTACTTTATGCTTCATCTTCTTCTTCCTTTTCACAAATAACTTCTGACTCTGTTTCTATCCAGACTTTTGCTCCACAAGATAGAGGTTTGTCTGGAGAATAAATAATTCTACAAGGACCGTTCACATAAACCTCACTGCAATAAGTGTTGTCTTTATAAGTTTTCACTGTAATAACTGGTTCTCTGTCTCCAGTCTTTGAGTTAGAACGAATTTTGTGCTGGTTTACATGGATACGCTTCTTCATAGTCTTCTATGCCTGTACCAATCATATGCTACTGAACCAACGAAGATAGCAGCAGCGAGAGTAAGAATGTCTATCAAAAAATCAAACATTGTCATTTTCCTCTGTTGCCTTCATTGTCTCCAAATACTCTTTTATAAACTCTTTATTTTTCAAGAGTTCTTGAAATTTTTTTTGTGCTTCAATTTCTTGCTTTATCCTCCTAACTTTCAAGTCAAAATAGATTGCTCCTGACCAGAAGAAAAGTAATGAGAGGGTATAAGCAGAACCTTGTAGGATTTCTAACATTTACTAACCTTTTTAATTGATGTTTAACCAGTAAAGAAAGATAGGAACTTTTCAAACAAACTCTTGTCATTCTGTTGATTATCAATGTTCCATCTTGTCTGGTCTATTGCTTCACGCTGCTCGAACTCGTCCCACTGAAGTGTTCTCGCTTTAATTATTGCTTCTTGCTCGTCCGATGCCTCGATAGACACCCAGGCATTCTTTTCAATAAGATGTGATTGTCTTACTCTGAATGTCTTCATGCATTCCCTTTCAAAGAAAAGTGGTGCTGGCGGTAGGAATCGAACCTACGACCTGATGATTACAAATCAACTGCTCTGCCAACTGAGCTACGCCAGCGTAAGCACCCCAGGCAGGATTCGAACCTGCGACCCACGGATTAGAAGTCCGTTGCTCTATCCAACTGAGCTACTGAGGTACATGGTGGAGGTGAGGAGATTCGAACTCCTGACCTTCTGCGTGCAAGGCAGACGTTCTCCCAACTGAACTACACCCCCATGTCTTTTTAAATAGTTACCAACTAAAAACCCATCCAAGGACCAGACATCTCATCCATCCTAATTAATCTCAACTCATCAATAAAATGCTTGGCAACAATACCGTCAGACCATCTTACTAATGCTAACTTATCTTCGAAAACCTGAACTACTCTGCCTGTTACTTTCGGTTCAGTTCTTACAAGTTTTACAAAATCATCTTGCTTTATTTTCTTATTATAATCTTTATTCATTCTCTTGTTAACTCCTTTTAAAAAAAGATTTGAATCAAAACAACTGTAAGTGCAAGTGTAAAGCAAATCATTGTTTTTGTTGTAAACATAGATTCACCAAGCAAGACGTAAGTTAGGATAGGAAATATAACTATCCCTACACTCGAACCTATAAACCTCGCCGACCAAACTGAACCTGCTGCATCCGCTGCTGTGGTCCAAGCATAGTAAAACATCATAGAGCATGGAATGCCCCAGACTAAAGCAGAGATAAATGCCTTGCCCCTCCACCATTCCCAGATGTACTGCGAGTTCAACTGGAACCATGCGAATAGTTGTGCCATTGTGAACAGGGCAACTGCTTTTAAGACTGCCGTCATTAATCCTCCAACTTTCCAATGAGTGTAAAGTTTTCTTTTACTACGCCTAGTTTAAACAAATAATTCAAACTATTAGAACCAGGGTCACCACCGTTTACTGTTCTGAAATAAAGTTTATTCTCAATCATCTTCTTTAAATCAGATGTCCTAATCACATACATACTCTTGTCACCACTGGGTTCGTGAGTCTTGTAAAGATAAAAGTCTGCCTTAGAGACAGAAATTCCAGAAGGTTTTCCCCTGCAATGATACTCAAGACCGATGTTTCCAGTCTTCTGACAAGTGAAATCTTCTTTTATCTCGATAGTTACGACCTCGCCTGAAGGCGTCTTCATTCGAATGTCGTAGTCTGCATTGTCACATTCGTCAATAAACTCGTAACCTTTCGACACGAGATAGTCTGAGATTTGTCTCTCAGTCTTTCTTGCTATCGGATGGTCTTTTCTAAAGTTATAGTGAGGCATCTTTACTCCTCCAAAAATCTCTCTGCTAAATCCTGAACTGTTTCTCGGAGAGCAGAGACGTTTGCTACTTCTGTTTGTTGCTCCTCAATAGTAACATAGAAAGTCGTTGGAACATACTCGCCCTCAAACAGAGTATTCTCATGTCGCTCAAAGAACTCGTAAGTCGTAACACCAGGGTCTGCTGTGTCTGATAGTGCAGTGGATAACTCTCCTAGCAAGTCCTTGTGGAAATAGAAAGTGTCCCAGTCTTCTGCTTGTTCCAAGTACATTTGAGCAGCAAGTGCTCGTGCTGTCTCAAAACTTGTTGCTGTTTTTGTTTCTGAACTTGAGTGAACTCTCTTATAATCGTCAGTTGTTGATGTTCCTGTTACAACATAAATTGATTCACCATTGATTACATTACTCATTTTTGCTTCTTCCTCCTCTGCTTCTCGCTGATATCTAGCAACTATTTCTTCCATTGATTCTTGATGGGTAGTGTGCTTCTTTACAACACACCCAAATAATGATGCTTCAAACCCAATGTGACGCTTCTTTCCCTTGAACATTGCCTTGAACTCGTCCTCTGTGAGAACTGGTGTCGTAACCCAACTGGTTGACCAGTTTTGGTCGCTTGCCTGAACAACCTCGTAGCAATGGTTTGTAGTAACCATTCGCTCGTCGTCATCGTCAAGGATAATGTGCTCCCTAGTAGGAGTTTCATTAGCGAATGCTTTCTTGCCTGGTCCTGAATAACAACTAAACATGTCAAGGTTTCCGATGCCTTTCACAGGAACTTCTGAAGAAGTGTTCATAAAGTTCTTTGTTCTATTGTAAGTTCGTACAACAGCACCTGGGACAATGCCCTTTTCTGTTAGACTCTCTACATAACCTTGCCTAACCAGAGTACTTACATTTAAGTAAGTCTGAAAGTCGTTACTAATTTCTTCACACTGCTTTCGAGTGTGCTTTGGATTACCACAATATGTACACGGCATTATCTTAACCCCTGTCGTCGTTGTCGTTTTTTAGGTTCTTTATAATCTTTCCACTCTTTGTAGTATTCTTTTGTCTCTTCGATAATCTCGTCATACTCTTGCTGGGTAATGTATCCCTTCTTGAGTCTCGTTTTCAGAAGAGTTTTTTCAGTCTTGAGTGCTTGCCCCTTCCTTCGAAGCATGCTATCAATTAGAGTTTCTTTTGTCCACATTATCTCTTCCCTTTCTTTAATCGCTTTCTCAAATAAGCGCCGACTTCAGAGTCTTCTGGCAACTCAATCTCCTCTAAACCTTCTTCCTCTTCGGGTTCAATAATATCCCATTGAACGTTCTCCATATTATCACGTCCGTAAATGGATGTCAAGTGTTTTTTTAAGGTTGCTTCTGTTCTAAATGGAAAGGTGGTAGTTCTACTCTTGATACCATCTTCTTCAAGCAAATAAATCGTTACTTCCATTTTATAAAGACCTCTGAATTGCCTCAAAGATGACTTTTTCCATATCCACCTGACGTGACGTATCAGAGGGAACTTTGTCGGCAACGACATTTACAATGCTTTGGTCATCGACCCTGCACATGACGTTTGAGTCATTCTCCTTCATGGTCAATTGTTCAAAGTCAACGACGCCTACCTTCCTCTTACCCGTGTCAATAAAAATCATCTTATCGAATGTCTTTGATGGGACGCCAAGGTTGCGACCTCTGTGGTTTTTAAGAATGACTGATGAAGTGTGTGGCACTCTCGGTTGAAAGATTGTCCCCTGCATCTTGCACTCGTAACGGAGTCCATCTGAACCCTCGAAGTCCATACCGTCAGCAGAGTCACCGACGTACTTTAACTTGCCATTGCTGTATTTGTCGATTGCTAACTCAACAATCTCTGTCCGCAATGGTCTAGTCTGGTTACGTTTAAGAGTTCCAGTAGAATCTATGACTCTAAATACTTTAGTCCAGTTCACTTCTTTTCTCAAATCAAGCATTGCTATTCTTCCTTTCATAATTTGTTATTAGCAATTCTTTTCTGTCTCTTTGTGCTTCTGTATACACTTTACTAGAACGCATCGTATATGTCAAGTCCCAATCGTTAAAAAAGTAATCAGAAAAGCGCTTTTTTAAGACCTCATTTGAGTTATAAGTAATCATCCAGTTATGAGGACACTGAACCACGTCTTCATAGAACCTCATGTGATTGAACCCAGAGTGCATGTTTCCGTTCTTTCCATACAAATCGTCCTTTATATCATATGGAGGGTCTAGGAAAACAAAGCAATCCTTTCCTGGAGAGTTCATCACATCTGCATAATCATGATTTGTAATCTTCCACTTCTTTATCAATTTAGAATATTCTGGTAACTTGTTGATACCAGTCATGTTAAAGTTCTGTTCAGATGCCTGCTCTGAAAATGAACTGCTCTCGCCAAGACCTGAAAAACTGCACTTGTTCAGGATATAGAACTGCACTGCTCTTGTCAAGTCACAAGTTTCAGAAGATATGTTTGACTTAGCGTTATTGAACAATTCTCGATGCTTGTCTATCATCAGGTGTATCTTGGGTTCCCACTCTGATTTTGGCACCTTCTTCTTCCTCAGAGGTTTTGAAGCATAGATGATAGGTTGCTTTATCTTAACCAACTCTTGATGTAGTTTGCCCCCATTATCTCTAAGTTGAACCCAAAAGTTATATAAATTGTAGTAAGCATCATTGACCCAAACAGATGCGTTCGGTCTAGTCTGTGTTATATGAAGTGCCATTGAACCACCGCCCAAGAATGGTTCCCTGAAGTCGCTGAAACTTTCAAGCAAACTTGGACTCAACTTCTTTATCGCTCGGGACTTGCCACCAGGATACCTCAATGGTGTCTTTAAACTTGTCATATCTCTTTCTCCGTTACTATCCAACAACCTGGGTTCCTCCACCACTGAGGGTGTGTCTTCAACTCTAGTTTCTCAGCAAGAGTTCTGACAAGTTCCTGATAATATTGGGAATGTCCCGTGATTATCGCAATGGGCAACTCGTCTATCATCTCCAACATAAAATCTTCTATTAAGTGTTCTGCCTTTTCGTGCCTCACACCATGCAAATCTAATGTTGGAAATTTTTCCCTCATTGTCTATATTAACACCTTATCACATCAGTCTACGAAAGTCAAGACTATTTAATCTGTTATGGTAAAAAAAATTCGTCGTAAAGTCAAAAAGATTACAATGAAAGCATCTCTCGTTAGCATGGAACTCGAAGATTTGACTGAGGAGAATAAGGAGCAAAAGAACAAACTCTCCAAAGATTTCGAAGACGAGTTTGCCTTCATCGAATGGAAGCGGCAACAAGAAATGAAACAAAAGGAACAAGAAAGTCCTGAAGAGAAACCAGAAGTTCCCCCTGATGTTCCCCTAGACGAAGACGGACGTGTTGAAAGTAGTACTCCACCTGATACTCCTGATGAATTAAAAAAACTTTATCGCTCTATCGCTCAGAAAACTCATCCTGATAAAGTACAAGACGAAGAACTGAACGAAATATTCAAACTTGCTGCCGAAGCAGTTGACGAAGAAAACTGGATGCTCCTCGTCGAACTTGCTGGTGAATTAAGACTAGACATTGACTTTCTCTCTGATGAAACTCTCGAACTGATAGAGCAAAGTATCGAACGCAATCAAAAACAAATCTCTGGAATCAAAAACTCTTTCTCTTACATTTGGTGTAGTCAAAAAGATGACAAAGGAAAGGAAATCTTCAAAGCACTCTTCTACAAACAGTTCAAAATAAATAAAGAAGAGTTTGCAGAGTGGTTAAAAAATAAACCTACTCCTTCTTGTCAAAAGTCATAGTTCTTAAAACTCTATTCAGATTGGCATTCTCTTTTTCTAACATCACTGCATAGTCAAACAACAGAGGACAACCTTTCTGAACTTCTCCTATTGCCTCTTCCAGTGCCAGCATTACGTCTGGAACAATGTATTGAGGTTTAGTCCTTGCGACGAATACTGCCGATGCAAACCCAAGATTGAATAGCAAAGAATATAATAAAAACTTTCTCATAACATTTCCTCTACAGCAAAAATTCTAAACCCCTTGTACAAAGAATTCTTTTTAAAGTAAGCGAATGATGCTGCCTCTGCAAACGTAACGAAATCTCCAAAAATGCTTGGGAAATTTTCTTCGCCATTCGTAAATGTAATCTTCCATCTTCTCATTAGATTCTGTCCTTATGTCCCGAAAAGATAATCTCAAAGTTATCTCTCTTTAAATGCTCTGTGATGTAGTACTGCATGTCGTCCATTGAATCAAACTCAAACTTATTATCTCCATGATAAAGCATAAAGCGTCGAACCTGCTCTAAGACATCAACCTTGTTGATTACAAGTGTGGTAAGTCCGTTAATGTCAACTGCCTTAGACACCGCATCTAAGTCAAACCAGTCAACCTTTCTCGGTCTTCCTGTCGTTGCTCCGTACTCTTCCCCAACATCTCGAATTGCCTTAGCAACAATACCTTCTTCCATGCCAAAGTCTTTTGCCCCGACATAAGTTTCATAAATCTTTGCAGCACCATAAACATTACGCACTGACTGTGCTGGGATTCCGTTCAAGACTGCTCCACCGACAGTGCAATGAGATGAAGTTACGTAAGGATAGTCTCCCCAGTCCACGTCAAGTCCAAAACCCTGAGCGCCTTCAAAAAGAATCTTTACAGTAGACTCATTGTTGTGGTGAAATTCTTGATAGATATCAATAAGATACTCTTGCAGTTCTGGTACCTGCTCTGCCCTCACACCTTTCCTACCGTATTTATCACGATAAGCAGGTCCGTTGCCTCTCTTGGTAGTTCCAATTGCTTTATCTTTATTGTCTTCTGCTAAGTGCCAATCTGTAATGACATGAGCGTTTTTAGCAATTGACAAAAGATTATCTATATCAATACCAGCATCTCGCAACTCTTTCATCTCTGAAAGCAGTCTGTCTGGATTCACCACACACCCTGGACCGATGATGGATTCTATTCCAAAGAACACACCGCAAGGGATGACGTGGGTTACAAACTTCTTGCCCTCGTGATAGATAGTGTGCCCAGCGTTGTGCCCGCCATTGTAGCGAACAACGTGTGTGTAATCACCTGTTCTTGCAAGATGATGTGTTATCTTACCTTTACCGCAATCTCCGTGCTGCACATCAACAACTACGTCGGCAATGATGTTAGACATTTCAGTCCCTTTCTGTTGTTTTATTTATTATAACATCTTATCTTTATCTGTTAAGCAGCGAGTGAAACTTTTTCTTCAAGCAACTGACGCATCTTGAACAGACCCTGCTCTTTGTGTTTGCACTCCAACATAACATCAATGTTGTGTCCGTAAGTTTCAATAGCAGTCCAGTAAGAGTCCGAGTGTGCCTGTGGACGAATCTTAGGGTCATTGTGTTCTACGCTTCTATCCTGCGAGTAGTGTACGACAGGTGTAACACCGTGCCAAGTAGACATAGCAAGTTCTAGTGCTTCTTGCTCAGTCTGCCCACCAGTACAGAACTTGTGGTGGTGATAGTCAAACACGATAGGAATGTGAATAACCTTGTGAATATAGTCATAAAGATGACGAGTGCTCCACATAGATGCTTTGTCGTCGTTCTCCACAGTCAAACGATTCTGACAGTTGACAGATAGTTTAAAGAAGTTACGGCACCAGCGTTCTGCTGTACCAGCAAAGTCACCACCGTAAGTACCACCAACGTGAATATTAATCTTGGCATAGGGACTATCGGGCAATCCCATCATATCAAATATCTCAGAGTGAGTATTCAACTCTTTGATAGTCTTGGTCACTACGTCCTCCTTGGGAGAACCAAGTACGTTGAATGGTCCTGGGTGAGTAGTAATGCGATGACCATTGTCGTGAACAAAGTCACCTGCTTCTTGTAGAGCAAGGCAGATGTCATCGTAGTCTGGTAAGTCTGAGATGTTGTACTCTGACGACCAAGGAAATAAATCTGATGATAAACGGAAGAAGTGTATACCGTTGGCGTGATTCCACTTGAGAACTGTTAGCAAGTCCTTGCAGTTCTGAAGAGCAAGTTCTGACGCATAAGGCAAACCTCGCTCCTTGAATGTTCGCTTGACCATAGAGCGATTAGTTGTGACTCGCCTAGACTTAGGCAAAGTATTGAGCACTGTATTAATACAGGCATATCCTAGATTAGACATTTAGTTCCTCCTCGTAGTTACAAGAAGACTATATTATAATGTGATGGGAATGTCAAGGATTAAAACCAACTTTTTTTCCAAATACAATTCTTTGATTCTTCCCAAGGTTTGAAGGTTGATTTAACTTCTGCAAGGGAATATAATTTTAATAGTTCTCCACCAAATGTTGACACACCTGGGGTGAGTGCTTTTTCATACTGGAAGTGCCACCACTCTGCGCCGAGGTAACTGCCACCCTTCTTGAACGAACGTCTAGCAGAGATGCCTTTGAAACCGTGCTTCTCAGCAAGTTCAGTAAAAGAAAAGAATCTATCTTCCACAACAACCTTAGTGTTCTGATAAGTGTATGCCTGTATCTTCCTAACTGGAACATTCTCGTTCTCAGTTCTGCACCAGACATTCCACTTTCTACCTTCACCTTCTTCTATGACAATCATTTCTTTTTTGGGATTGTTCATACCAGAGTCAAGTGCCATATCGAACGCCAAACCTGTGTAGTGTAGAGATTTTAGAGAACGACTTGCCATCGGTTTACTGTCCGTTAGAGGGCGCTTTGCTCCTGCTGACGTGATTACGCCTCCGAGGGCGAGAACGTCTTCTCTGAGAGCGTTATACGCCTCTGCTGCGTCTTTACGAAGACGAAAATAAGAATAACCGCCTGAACCTTTTACTTTGTCTGCTTCTACCTTAGTCCAAGGTAATTTTATAAAAGTTTCATCTGGGTCTGGTTCGCCGTCGATTTGAAATTTTAAATTATCAGGTAATTGAGGATTCATAGCAGAAAGAGTTCCTGAACCAACGATGCCATCTGGGTACAAATCATTGTCCTCCTGAAATTTCTCTACCTGCACTCTTGTGCCCATTCCGAAAATCCCGTCTGCAATTCCGCAATTATACCCTAGTTCCTTCAATGCTCTTTGAAGTTCTTTTACATCTGTTCCTTTGGAACCTTCCTTTATAACCATTTATCCCTTTCTCCTAAAATGTTTTAATTCTTTTCTATCATATATCGGTTGAAGTTCTCCTCCAATCCAATAAATATCATAAATCTCGTGTATTGAAGATGGATTCATAACCTCTGCTATGATGCCAACTTTATTTACAAGCGACACGTTTCTCTTCAACTTCTTTGCGTAACTCGATAGTTCCACTAAATCTCCAACCTTCATTCTTCTTCCTTTTCCTCATCATACTCAGTGAAGTCTATGTCTTCCTCGTATTCTGGGTCTGGTTCATCTGGATTGACCCTTGACAAAAGAATCAATTCATCTTCATAAAAATACTTATCATCCCAATAGTTTCCAGCAGGTGCGTTCAACCACTTTACCTTGTAGACATAATAAGGTATGTCAAAAAAGGCATCTGGAAATCTCTTGTGAACAGACATCACAATACCTATGGTCTGCTTTGCTTCACCCTCCGAGGGGTCAGACTCCTCATTAATGAAAATAAAAGACTTATGGTAAAACTTCCAATAAAGAGAATGGTCCTCTGCTACCAGGTCGCCAACACGAAAAGGCATTCAATCAGTCCTCCGATGATTCGTTCAAATCTTCTCTTCTTGCGAATCCACACAGACCCAAGAGAGAATAAATTCTTGCATCAAGAGAACTCAAAAGCGCCTTCTTCAATTCTTCGTTTTGTTCTCTGAGTTTCTCAACTTCTTGTCGAAGTGCCTCTATTTCTTCGAAGTTTTTCTCTAAGTTAGGCGATTCTATCTTCTTACCCTCCAGTTACTTGTTGTAAATAGGATGGTAAAATCAGTTTTCCTCGTTTTCGAATTGACTAAAGTCTAGTTTCGCCCTAACATCTTCAATAAATTCGTCTCTGTTTCGCTCTAGAGTCTTTAAAAGAGCATGATGAAGTTTTTTATTTTCTAATAAAAGTTTTTCAACGATAGCAGCAGCGAATAGAAGAGGTTTTTCGTGAGACCACATCTCTTTCTGAAACTGATTAAACTCTTTTTCTACATCAATCACTGGTTTTCCGTAACAGGTTCACCAGTGCTTGCCTCTACAGCGTTGCCAAGAAGAATTGAGTGAACCTCTGGGATGCCCGCTGAAATAAGTCCCTTGAACCATTCGTTGAATCGCTTCTCTGACCACTTCTTTAGTCCTTGAGATTCCTTGAACCAATCTTCAAACTCCTCTGTCATTTCAACTTTAAACTCGAAGTTTCCATCTGAATGAACTGTCTCGATGTTGAGCATCTTCAATGCTTCTACTGATTCTTTATTGTCTGCCATTTCTTTCTCCTCTTTCATAAAGAATTGCCCTCCGAAGAGGGCATTGTATTAAATAGTTTTTGGTAACTTCTTTTTTACTACAAAAGCACAGTGTCCTTGCTGTAATAATTTTATCATTTGTCTCTCCGCTGATACTGCGGAAGGAAACACTGCTTTAAGTAAAGGTTTGTCCTTATGTAGTCCTAACTCTCCTTTAACCCATAACTCGTAAAGCATTTACTCCTTTTCTATCTTGCGGATAGTATGCTCATGGTGCGAAGCAATATCCGCTGGTGTTAGATGACGAAACTCATTACGGTTTCGCTTGTTCTCAACTAAAATAGGTTTACTCTGCTTGGGCATTACGACCCCTTTCAATCCTTCTCTTTACGAGTTCTGCTACAATAGCATTCTTGAACTCTGGTTCTAAATTAGACAAGACTTCTTGTATCTTGTCTTCACTTCTATCTATAAGTTTAAATGCCAAGCGTCGTGCCGAGGCATTTGTGAAATTTGGGTGTTGCATGAGAACTCCTCGTTGATTACTCTCTATTTATAGCAAATGAATTATGGTTTGTCAATAACTTTTTTACATTAATGGAACAACTTGTTCGCCAGTATCTTCATAATACATTCTGCAAAACTCTTCTGCAAGTTCTGGTGTGATTTCACGTTTCTCTTTCCACCAAGGGTGCCAAACCTTAATGTTCTGCTCCAAAGCAATACTAATGTTTATGGATGCAAAAGCAGAGAGAATTCTCTCCTGCTTTGTATAGGCATGTTTTTGAGATACTGGTAGTCCGTAAAGTGCCGCAATCTCCATATAAAAACAACGGAACCAAGGGTCGTTGTCGAACACTTCAGAGATTCCATTATATGGTCCGAGATAAAAACCCCTAGATTTTACAACTTGTTTTAACGTCTCTGCTTCTTCAGACATTCTTCCTCCTTCTTCATGGTATTACTATAGAGGAAGTTAATGTGAAAGTCAAGTGTTTTATTGGTTATTTTCTGGTTCTTCGACTTGAATTAAGATGGGACGGATATATTTCTCCTTCACCTCTGTTTTAACAAAAACGATTTTACCGTCTTCGTCTCTCGCAACTGTGTAGTCCTCACCGTAGACCGAGGCAGTTGTCTTTACCGCAGGAACAATCTTCAATTCACTCTCTGGTGCTGGGGGCATGATGGTTTCTTGAGCGAATGCCCAAGGTGCTGTCAAAAGTACTGCCATAGCGATAATTGTTTTCATTTTGTTTCTCCCTTATTTTCGTCCTTTGAAGAACTAACTTTGCTAAGTAGTTCTATTTCGTTATAAAACATCCAAATATTTCTAAAAACATTTTTTGTTGTTGAACCTCCTTGCCAGTGAACCAAATATACTGAAGTATTTAATAGATATTTGTCTGCTGCCTGGAGAGCGTCCGACACATCGTTATCCTTTTCTGGGTCTATCCCAAGTTGTTTTACAAAATCTTTTATAATGTCTGCCGAATCGTCTCGCCTATCTAGAATAAGTCCGATTCCATGAGATAAGAAGTCATCCCCTTTTAGTCGAACTAAGTCTCCAATTGAGAATTCTTGTTCACAACTATGCTTTGTCGTCATTCAACATAAAACCTCGCTATTACAAGTAAATAGTTCAGTCTTCTTGTTGTGGTTTGTAAAGAGTTTTTATCTCTCCCTCTTCTGTTGGAAAAGAAGAGATTTCAACATTCGCAAACCCACTTTCTTTCAACTGTTCTAGGTTAGGTGTTCCTGAGAAAATTACATTTCTAACTGCGTCAAAAGGAATGTTTGTTCCGAGAGTATCGACCATGTTATCGACACCAGAACCTGACATTGCTGCTGAATCCTTCATTCTCACCCTGCACCCTTTTGAGTTTGGATAAGATTCATATTGCATCGAACCCTCAAGGAATGCCCCATCAATCTCTAGAACGACGTTACCAAACGATTTTGCATCTTGAGGGTCAGAGCAAGTCGGAACGCCCATCTTGTCCTGCTCAATATCTAAATCTGTTGGCAAGTTTACGATTCCGTTGTCTCTGATGTTTGGTAAATTCTGAATGTCTGTTCCGTAATAAACCTTCATTGGAAAACCTTTGTCCGTCATCGCTGTTTCTTGGAGGTATTTTCTCCACTCTGTTAAAATCTTTTTCATAATTAATCCGACCCGTCTGCTATGATTCCCGAGAACTCTTCTCTGAATTCTTCGTTATCCATCTTTTTTATTCTTTCTGCTTCCTTTTCATCGAGCAGTTTTTCAATTTCTTCTACGTGTTCCTCGTCAAGAACTTCTTTCATTTCGGCAAGGTTTCTTCTTGCTTCACTGATAGTTAAGCGACTCATTTCAAATTCAACGCATATAATACACATGCTAGTCTCCTAATTTTATCTAACTATAAGTAGTCTTTAGAAGCACATTCGTAGCGTGAAATCAAGACGAATTTTAGAACTAACAGGCATGAAATAGTTTTCCTCGGCAGGAAGTGATGCAGACTCATCTGGCAGACAAATCTCATCAAGTATGGACATTAAATCTTCATACATCTGGTCTGCACTAGAAGATAATTCAAATCTTTCACCACCAGTCTCGTTAACGTAATCATCCCAAGTTCTCCCCTGAAAACCTCCGTTGGTAAAGGCATACAACTTAGTGTTCGGAGAGGAACCGAGTGCTTCAATCACCTCTGGTTTCCGAATCTTTGGCGACATATAAGATTGGTCTTCTTCATCAGTAAATAATATTACAATTCTATCTGCATCAGTTCTCCAGTTTACTCTAAAAAACTTTAATTCTGGAATAGAGTGAATATCCCGACCCATAGACTGACCCCATACTGCTCCTTGTAAGTCGTAAGGCAGAGTCGTTGCGATAGAGCGAACAGATAAATACAATGCGTCTCTGAGCATCTCCGAAGAAGAACCTGATTCAAATGCACCTGCCGAAGAAAATGCGCTCATAAAAGTGGAAAAATCTGTGATGTCAGAATCTAGTCTCAAATATTCTGGAAGGTTAACGTTTCTTGTCCCAGGTGTTGGGAAAACTCTCGGTCCTGTAATCAATCCCCACTTTAACTTTCCTTCCGCAGAGAACTGAGTAGCGAACCTAGTCATTGCCATTCTTACGGCATTGATGTTATATTCCATAGAACCAGACCAATCCAAAATAAAAAGAATATCTGTGTCTGGTATGACTTGACCAAAATCTGTCGTACCATCGCAGTCGTTGTCTGCTCCGTCACATATCTCTCTGCTTGGTACAACCTCGCCTGCACAAAAGTCAAGGACGTAATTGCCGCTACTGGTCTCCCCATACCACTGACCGTTTTGACATATCTGATTTCCTGGAGTGCAAACGCCGACACCTCCTGTTCCTTCTGGTCCAGAGTAGCAAGATTTCTCTAAACTCTCGTCAATTAACTCATCACAATCTTCATCAAAGTTGTTACACATCTCAGGTTCTACTGGCATGCCCAGAGTCTCGTCGCAAGTATCCTCTGAGTCTTCTGGGACTATCTCTGGTGGCAACCAAGCGCAGAGTGCAAGACAGTCTGACATTTTTGTTATAGTACAATCTTCGTTGTCGCATTCGCAAGTCTTAAACCCCATGCCGCAAGAGAGAGGAGGTTCACCGCAAGGTAAGAGAGCGCCCACCATTTCGGGAGGGCACTGACAGTTCAACCCCTCGTCAACTCTACCGTCGCAGTCAGAGTCGAAACCATCGCACGCCTCTTCATATGGTTGTTGTGCAGTGCAACCAATCCAGTTTCCTTGCTCGCAAACTTCGATACCTCTTTCGCAATCAGTGACACACTCTTTAACTAAGTTTTCATCAATCTGCCCATCACAGTCGTTATCAATATTGTCGCAAGTATCTGGTGGTAACTGCCCACACTCTCCACATTCATTTAGTTGGTTTTCATCTATCAAGTCATCGCAATCATTATCCTGACCATCACACACTTCGTCAGTGCTATAGCAAGACACACACTCGCCATATGAAAGTCTACCCTTATCACAGACGACCTCCTGAGTTCCTGGTCTACCTTCAATCTCACAATCGTAATACATTGTAAAGTCTTCATTTATCCCTGGTGGGCAATCAAAAGCATGAGTACATCCCGTTTCAAAAATAATCTCTGCTGGTGGACAAGTATCGTTTATGCTTCTATCACAGGGAACATAGTCGTCGCCACAGATATCTAGGATTGCTTCTTTGGCAAGTATCTCCGTACCTCTCGGAGGACAATACCAGGTCTGCCTTTGGCAGCAACGAGGGTGACATTGGCAGTAGTTATCATCTGTGTTCTGAACTCCCTCGCAAGGGTCAACGTAGGCATCCACTGTAATGTCTGGAAGTAGTTGAACAATTTGAACATCAGGAGACATAATATCCCCAGTTACTGCTCGCTGCTGACTATCTGTCTCGCTGAACTGTGTCACTTCGTCTTGACAAGCAAAGAGCAAGACTAATGGAATCAATAGTTTAAGCATTTTATTTCATCTTTCTTGGATATATAAGTGCCTGGACAGTTGCTTTTTGTCCTTTATGAATTATGTCCATGTCGCCTTGAATGATTCTGGGTTTCTCTGTTTTGTGAGTGTGTCCCTTATCTTCCTTGGTTTCTTGAATCTTTTTTATGATTCTTCCTATTCTCTCAAATCTTTCTTTGTAGGTTACGATGGTGTACCATTGCATTCCGATGATGGATGCCAGCACCATTATTGTGACTGCTTCAAACATAATTTGCCTTTACTAAAATAGTAACATAAACTTAATGTCTTGTAAAGTAATTAGTTTTTAGATGTATTTTTTCCAGTGGTAGAACGGACGGTTTTCAAGATACAAAGGGTCGTTCTCATGCGTATATGCTTCTTCCTCGAATGCATTAGAATAGTACGCTTCTCTGCCTGACTTCTTTGCCATGACACCTCGCAACCAGTACCACCCGTATAATATCCATTGCCCGATGAATAGGCACTCGACCTGCTGGGCAAAATGGATTCGCTCGTGCCTTATGGTTACTGGAGACATGATGCCTCGACACCAGACAAATGGACCAAAAGATATAGCCCAAATGTCTATTGGTGCGAAGTGTGATAAAAAGACTGGAACTTTGGAATTCTCAATCATTATCGGTTTTAAATTTCTTATTTTATTTAATAGTCTTTTTAACACCCTTTTCTTTCTCCCTTAGCAGCAACCTTTCTCGCAGTTGCAGCAACCGCAACAACAGCAGCAATGCTTCGGGTCAAATAGAGTGACTAATTTGTGTAAAAACTTTTTCATGATAATATCCTCCTGACAGTGTTTACAAATTAAATAGTATCAGGAATTTTGTTTTTCTCTGTAATCTTCGATGGCAGATTTGATTGCGTCCTCTGCAAGCACTGAGCAGTGGATTTTTACTGGAGGAAGCGAGAGGTGCTCTGCGATATCCTTGTTTTTTACCTCTTTTGCTTCGTCCAAGGTCATGCCCTTCAACCACTCTGTTGCGAGCGATGACGCTGCGATTGCAGAACCGCAACCATAAGTTTTAAAGCGTGCCTCTTTAATAACGCCGTCTTCAACTTTTATTTGCAGGCGCATCACATCTCCACAAGCAGGAGCACCGACCAAACCAGTACCAACGTCAAGCGCATTCTTGTCCAGGGTGCCTACGTTTCTTGGATTCTCGTAGTGGTCTAGAACTTCTTTTGAGTAAGTCATAGATTGCTCTTGTCTTGCCATTCGTGAGAAATTTGGTCATCAACGATAGGACCGCCCTTTGCCCAAGTGTAGCAAGACCTAGCAGAGTGGCACTTGAAGTGGTGCATCCAGCAGTAACCCAACTCTCCGTCCTTGTCGGTAGTTACACCTGGCATACATTCTTTCATTCTAGGAGAAATGTCGAAGGCGACACAATTAGAGCAGTTAGATTTCTTTGCTGCCTTCTCTGTAGTGTCCCAATATTTTGCGATGTCTTTCCAGTAGTCGCCAGGTTCATCAACATTCAATGGACCGTATTTTATGTGGTCTGCGTGGATGGCAGCATCTCTATTCTTCGTGTTGAGTTTCAAGTCTTGAGTTGCTGGTGGGCAAACGTAATCCTTTACCTTTCCCACAGTGACTTTCACCTCGCTCATAAACTTGCGCCAATTTTCCATTAATTGTTTCATAATCTATCTCTTTGTGTAACTCTTGGTTACTTTGCCCTTTTTTGTAGCAGCAACGTTTTGCTTGCCCTTCTTTGTGCCTGCTCGCTTCTTTGCGTTGTCTGCTGCCTTTTCACCCTTAGACATCTTCGCCCACTTTGCCTTTGGTTTGCAACGCTCAACTGAACCGTCTTCACGACCATCGCCACAAGGTGTTCCATCAGAGTGAACCCACTTTTCGTCTGCCCACTTTTGTAAGTCACCCTCTTCGATGCTCTCGTCTTTCTTGCCTCGACCGTAGTTATCATCTTTACAGTATTTAGAAGCAATCTGTGCTGCACGAGCAGACCAGTTCTTGAGAACACCGTCTTCACACTTAACATCTTTAATCCCTGGCGAGTCAGAGTTTACAACAAACTTTAGACCTGCTGTGCAAATCTCTTTGTCAGAGTAGCAACCGCCTTCTTCTTCAAGTCGTTGGACAATAGTTTCCCTGACTCTTGTGCGAAGTGCTTCGTCTGCTTTGATGCAGTTACGATATTGTTTGCCGAACATTTCTTTTGTCTTTCTGGTAGGATGTGTCTTGTAACCCTTTTGGCACTTGCCCGCTTCTTCGAGTTTGCCAATGACATCCTCAATCACCATACGAATTTCTTCAGTGGTATACTCTTCTTTCATAGACTTTTTACCACGGCATTTCCACTTCTTTCTGGAAAGGTTGTTAGGAGTGTTGGGGTCATTCTGCTTTTCTTTGGACAACCCTTTCTTGATTCCGTAAGAGCGAGCGCAATAACTATCTCCCTTAGAAGTACCTGGAGCAATCCTGTATCCCTTTGCTCCATAACTAACTTTTTTCTTTCTACCAGTCTTGGGATTAGTCACAGTCTTTGAATATTTCTTGCCCTTTGCTGGTTCTTCATCGAGCATATTCAAAACCTCTTCCTTAATCTTTTGTATCAAATCTTCATTCTTGACCTGTGCAGGGAGACCCTTGTGCTTGGTTCCAGCAAAATCATCAACCTGCTTTGTAGTCATTTTATCTGCTTTGCTCTTCATTTCTGCGTCGGGGCAATCGCCGTCCTCTTTGCACTTTTTTAACATACCGAAGTATCTTTGTTGCGCCTTAGAGACTGCTTTTTCATCAAGTTCTCCTTCTTCCTTCATCTTGATAGGTTTTACGATACTCCTTTGATACTCGCCGTCGTCCTTATCTAAAATCTTTTCTGCTACATGCCCAACAACATCTGCAACGGTCGCCTGCTCGTTTGTCTTTCTCAATTGAGAAAGAATTTTTGAGACATCGCCTGAGTCCATTGCCTGAAAAACTTTTATTACGAGTTCGTAAAGTCCTTCCTTTGTGTAACCAAACTCGTCAACCTTATCGTTGAGAGCGTCCATGTCATCCATCGAAAGAACTGCTTCGTCAACCTTTTCAGAAGATAAAGACATCAAGGTATTCCAGTGTTCATCTGATATACCCCTCGGAGGTTTGCCATCAGTCTTCTGAGCAATAGCATCCAGTGCCGACCTGTACTTCTTTTTTGATTTTGGCGTTGGATTATCAGAAAGGTTATGTACCATGTCTGCCAATTTTACACGAAGAGTGGGAACGTCACCCATCAAACCGACAACATAAGACTGGTAATCCCCACCTTTTTCGTGGGTTAGGGCACGAACAACCCTGATAACTTCATCTGCTGATGCTGGGTCTTGAATCGAACCCTTAATGTAATCTTCCATCTCCTCGACCGTCGATACAGTAGAACCAGGAGCATCTTCAAGGGCATCATGTAAAAGTGCTGCCATCTGAATAACATTGTCTTTTGGATAAAACTTTCTCGCAATATTCCTGACCTCTGATGGATGAGAGAAATAGTCCGAACCATCTCTTCTCTTTTGACCAACGTGTGCCATCTGTGCTGTCTGATAGACATCTTTAAAGTCTTCTGGTGAAAACTTCTCTTCTACTTTTTTATTTTCTCGCAAGTACTTTTGCCAATTGTCTGTAATCTTGTTGCTCATTTTTATTCCTTATCTCAGAGAAGGGTCTCTGTGTGTGTTTTTTAATTTTGGTATAAAATCTTTTTTCAATTTCAGGAGTCGCTCAAACTTTACTTTAGACTGCGTATCCAAGTACATTACCTGGGGTTTTTTATATTCACCATTGATAAGTAAGTCATCAAAATCATAAAACTTTGTCTTTGGCGAATCTTCTTGTGCCTCTACATTAGCACAAAGTAAGAGAATTGTTAATGCTGCCAATAGTGTTTTCTTCATTTGTTTGCGCTCCAAGTCATAATAAATAGTTCGAAAACAAAGAAAAAGGCACCCGAAGGTGCCTTATAAAGAGTGGTGTTGCTGATTTTGTTTTACTCGATATCAATCTTTTGAGGTTGCGCCTCTAGGACTGGTGGAACCTTTACTACTAATAACCCATTCTCAAACTTAGCGGTAATCCTCTCTAAGTCAAGTTTGTTGCCGTAGTCGTAAAACGTTTTTGAGAAAGAACGTCTGGCAATTCTACGTGAAGTAGACTCGCCTTCTGTACTTCCTGCATCAGCGTGGATAGTGATACCCCTATCCTTTACTTCAATGTTTAATTGTTCTTTTGTAAAACCAGCAAGAGCAAGTTCAATAGTTGAATTGCCTGACTCGTCTACATAAATGTCAGTCACTGGATAACCAGAAGTTGCCTTCTGAATCATTGGTGCTGGGTTAGCAAAAAACCCGTCCCAAATGTCATCAATAACTGAACGTGTTAGTAAATTCGGAATTCGATATAATGTTGGTAATGTGTTATTTGTCATAATTTTATTCTCCTTAATATAAGCAAGTTACCATTTTTTGTGTTCCTTTCGGCAACACGGTTTGTTTAGAGAGCAACACCTGCCTCTCTTGTATATAAATATAATAACGGATTGATTTTTGTCAAGTGATTTTTATCTTTTTACTGAAATTACCATTGGTGTCTCAATGGTAATAAACTCTTGTGCTTGAGCGGTAGGTAACTTTGGTGCAGACGCCAAAGAAACAATAGAAGCACCAAGAACAAAGGTGCCCGCAATCTTTAAAAACTTCATTTCATTTCTCCTTTTTTATTGGTGTGTAAGTATACCACAAATTTATAAAAAGTAAAGTTTTTTTGCTATTTTTTAATGTTTTTTTAGAGATACATTCTGGGAGAGAAGTGTGCCTTCTAAATTAAGAATCCCTATAAGAAGTTCAGTAATGGTGAGGTAATCTAAGTCCTCAACAACAATAGAGTTTTCTGGAACCTTAGCACCTCGGGCGTTCACCTCTTTCTGCATTGTCTTCATTATTATTTCTTTGATTCTCGTGCATCCTGCATAGAATTCACACAAGTCCTCAACCAAGGGTGTCCCTTCTTCCTTGCTTGCCTCTTCTTTGAGAAAATAATAGCAGACTTTTCTGTATTCTTCAAGCATCTCTATTGCGTCTAAGAACTCTTGTTGAGGTACAGCAATAATTTTATCTTCCATGCTCTTTATCTTTCACTGCGCTGTAATAGTCTTGCGCTTGCTCCAATGTTTGCAAGTCTAGAACTTTAAATTTTCTTTTTCTTAATGCTTCTGCTGCGAGTCTTGCTCTTTTGCCTGTGGCACAATAGACAACTATTGTTTTATCCTTTGGGATTTTACCTTCCCAAAATCCAAGAGAAGTTGGCGTGGCAATTGCTCTGACTTTTCTACTCGGCAAGTTATAAGAACCTTCAATGTTTTTTTCTTCAAACTCCGACTCTTCTCTTACGTCCAAGAAAAAGTATTCTTCTAACTCCTCTTTGGATAATTTCACTAAATCTCACTCCACTAAACGATGGTACCAGAGTGGAAGGTGAGTATAACCGTCAGAGGTTGCAACTGCTGCTTCAAATGCAGACTTGCTGTAACGGACACCTCTCCCACTACCTGTTCCTAAATAGCCTCCCATAAACCTTTCTGACCATGTTCCTGCTGGGTCATTGGTCGTATATGAGTTTCCATCGAATCCCGTAGCAACAAGAACGTGCCCATATCCTGTGAAATATCCGTGAATTATCGTTGGTTTTCCTTCTCGTAGTAATCGCTGTAACTCTTCAAGAGTCCCATAGAGAACGGGTTCAATGCGTGCCCCAATTCCCTCTCTTTGTGCGATTGTGTTGAAGACGTTAGCCAACCCTTGAGGCGACTGAGCATAATCTTTACCCCATTCCCTAGTAATGTCATCTGGAACTCCCTGCCAACCATACTTTGCCAACAACATCGCAATGGAAGTGTTCTGACAGGTTGAACCTGGACTTACATAGTTATCATACTGATAAAAGTAAGGAAGTTCTGAGTTATTAGTTTCTTCCTCGTGTGCCTCACATTGTGAGACATCGTTGTCCTTTTGTGAGACCTGCTTGTCTCCATAGTTTTCTGGAAATTCCTCAATAGTTCCGCAGGCAACCAAGAATAGTGCTAATAGTGTTATATTTTTCATCATTTTATCTCCTTATGATGTCTATGTCCTCAATGTGGACGTATTTTGATATTATATCATCCATCCAGAATACTTTCACGATAGATGCACTATTAGGTGTTTCAAGAATTATGCCAAGCATGAGATGATTCCAAGATTTAAGGTGGACAAGGCTGCCTACCCTCACAACAAGGCACGCCTCTTCATCTTGACTGGTACGCTTTGACCCTCGCCCCATACGAAGCGAGACTTACGCTTGTTCGTAACCATAAGAACTTCAAGAACGAGTTGCCCGTCCTTCTCTCTTGGAGTTAGTTTCGCAGGTTCTGGTTGTAAAATTCCAAACAAAGGTTTGGTAATTCTTTTCTGAAACTTTCTCCTGACAGGTGGTTTGTTTAGAAACTTTATACATCCTCTGTAAATGTCCTCGATGGAGTGTCCTTCTGATAGAAGTTGTTTCCAGTCAATCACGATGTATCCACCGATGACCCAACGATTAACACCGAAACCTTTTATACTCCAAAAATTAGAACCGTGATAGCGAGCAAGACGAGTTTCGTCGCCACTTTCTTCCGAATTAATTCGAAGAGTCTGAAATTCGTTTAGTTCCAAAAGTTTACACTCGAATTCTGGACCGTCTATAACTGGAACCTCTTCTACTGTTCGTTTTCTTCTTGGCATTCTGCCTCTCTTTCAAGATGTTTTACAAGTTCGGTGTACCCTCCGATAAACTCTTCATGAATCTCATCATTGTCAGTAACAACAAACTTTGAAATAATCGGGACAGTGCTGTGATTGTATCTCTTCTTTGCCTCGTTTAGTGCCACGTCTTCCCAGTCATAGTATCTTGCATAGTACTCACGAGGTTCAGAGGAAATCAACTGCATTGCAGACTCGCAATATGGACACCCATCTGCAAGGTATAAAGTGTAATAAACTCTGCTGTCCATCTTAACCTCTCAACAACTCTCTCGTTGAGAGTCTCAACTTTTCTGTCACTTGATTCGGGTCTCCGACAACCGTAAGTTCCAGTCCTGCCTGCCCCCTGTCAAGAATAACTCTCGTGAAGCGTTGGCGAGTGTCCATGCCTTCTGGCATCCTACCTTCGTTCAAGTGACTGGTCATTGAAGCATCCTCACGTAAACAAATTACGTGTGCTGGATTAACAGTGACTTCACGCAAAGTATAGGTTTTGCTTGCCACCGAAGAACCATAATGGTTTGCGTTGCTGGAAACAACCTCAGTTAGTGTAACTAACATTCTCTTTTCCTTTCACTGCGTAGTTTCGCAGCATATCATTAGGTGCAGTCCAAATAGAACCACGATAAAACAAATCCGAATGAGTTTGATACCTTCTCAAAAGCAAAGCAATATAAGGTTCCTTTAACTCACAATATTCACTTATACTACCATCATCGTTTACTTTTGTCAACATAAAATGTGCTGGAAGATACACTAAATCGCCTGTGCTAAGAATTTTCACCCTCAATTCCTTCCACCCGAGTTCCTTCACCATCTTCGGGTTCCTCCAACTGAGGTTCCATAGTCGCCATTGCCTGATAAGCATAAGCAGCATAAAGGCGATAGGCGTCCATGAGGTTTTGAGATAATAAATCAATCTCATATAGTTCTCTCCTGAAAGCATCCATCTTTACATAGGAGTCGTAAATCTTTTCAGGATGAACATTGTCCAACTTACTTTCTAGTTTTTTTGACCTTTGTGAAATCTCTTGAATTGTTTTAGATATATCTTTAGGCAACTGAGATATTGATGTTTGATTTTCTATTTTCATTTCTTTGCTGCTCTCCAAGTTTTAATGTGTCGCTCTTCTACAACAATCGGGGTTGTTTCGCCAATAGGCAATACCTGATATACCTTATTGCCAGCACAAGCAGAGGTGGGAGAAGTGTAGTTGGTTTTGATAACCATTACTTTCTTAAATGCTCGTTGAGGCGCTGTTGCTCGTAATTGAGCAAGAGAACCAGCAGGGAACTTTGGTTCGGCAAAATGACCAGCAAGAATCTTCTTGGCATATTTGTTTTCTACAATCTTATTGTATTGAGAAAGACTAGGAACATAGTTCTCGTCTGCGACGACCATTCTACAGATGTCTCGAAAGTAAGGAGTTGTAAGATAGTAATTGGCAACAACTAATGCTTTTGCACGGAGACCAGTAGACTCGTCTTTGTACTTGGCAGCAAATTCTTGGCGCTCTACTTGAACTGAGTAACTGTTCTCTTTCTCTAACTTGGCAATAATTTCCAGTTGACGTGGAGACAGGGTAGCGCCCGATTGAACCTGCCCAAGAACAGACTCTGCGAAACCTTGACCCCAAGAACGCTCGTCTTCAATGCTGGCGATGAGATTCTGAATGCGAGTAATAAGTTCGGTGTTTAGAGACGGCGCTCTAGCGGCAACTGCTTCTTCAGAATATTTCTCTTCCAATCTGTCAAGCCAGGGGCGGCGACCAGGAGTCAGGCGACCCTGGCGTTGGTATGCTTCTTGAAGTGAAACAGCAAAATTATAATCTCGCTTGTTTGCCTTGAGGTGGGGATTAGAAACCAACTCTTCTAATCGCTTTGATATGCTCATAAATCAACCTTCTTTCTCATTCTCAATACATAATAACTATAATGGATAGGAAGTTATTTGTCAACCCTTTTGTGAGATTATTTTTACTTTATCATAGAAAATACTGCTTTTGCCATCAGACCAATAGTGCCTGAACCAACTATCCACAATATTTTGTTAACATTAGACACTCTCTCTTTCAAGAGAATAATTTCGTCTCGTTGCTTTTTATCCTCTTCAACGACTTCTTTGAAGTTTTCCAAGTCGAAAAGAATTCTTTGCTGCTTTTCCATTGCTGGTTCAACAGTCTTTTCCATGAACCTCTCTCTATCGTCAAAGTTTTTTTCTAAACCTGCAACACGAGTAACAATGCCCATGTTCTGACCATCGCCCATAAGCATGAACTGTAACTCGCCCATTGATGATTTGATAGAGGACACGTCTTCCACAAGTCTCTCTATTTTTATTGATAAGTCTGTTGAGTGCTTTAACTGCTTTTCAACTGTATCTATTTTCTCGTTGAGTGAAGCAAGTAGTTGGACAAGTTCTAGTTCTTTTTGCAAAACATATTTCCTCTATAAAACAAAGACAGAGTTTATCCCCTGTCCTTGTAAATAGATTCTAGATTCTTATTCCGTCTCAACAATTCCGTGAGAAGTGGTAATAAGTGTGCCTGCTGCGGATACAGCGTTTAGGAGGGCAGTTTTTGTTACCTTTAATGGGTCGATAACTCCAGTCTCGTAAAGGTTGCTAACTTCACCTGTTGCAAAGTTGTAACCTGAACCTGTTTCTGCTTCTCTCACAGTCTTCTCAGTCAAGTCAACTGAAAGTCCAGCATTCGATGCCATCTTGCGAAGTGGTGCTGAAACTGCTGACAAAACAATTCTCGCTCCAAGTGCCTGGTCGTTGTTCTCAGTCCCAAGGGTGTCGAACGGAACCTCGCTAAGTCGTTGAGATGCCTGAACTAATGCTGTTCCACCACCTGCTACGGTTCCGTCTTCTTGCGCTGAACGAACTGCCTGTAGAGCATCCTCTGCTCGGTGAAGTGCTTCCATCATTTCTATCTCGGTGCTTCCACCAATCTTTAAAATAGCAACACCAGAAGCAAGACGATTAACACGAGTCTGAATTCTCTCACATTCTTTAAGAGAGTCTGTTTGCTGAATCTCTGCCTTTAACTGCTCGATTCTCTCTTCGAGAACGCTTGGGTCACCTGCTCCACCGACAAATGTTGCCCAGTTTTTCTTCGCCTCGCAGACCTTAACTGTGCCCAAATGTGAGACATCTACCTTGGACAGAGATTGCTTACCAGCAGGACCAAGGACAGTTGCTCCAACCGAACTTGCTAAATCTTCAAGACAAGCACGTCGGTCTTCTCCATATCCTGGTGCTCGAATTGCTGCAACCTTCATTGTACCTCGAACAGTGTTCATAATAAGAGCAGCGAGTGCTTGGTCTTGAACATCCTCTGCAACAATAATAAGTGCTCGTCCTTCTCTTGAAGCAATTTGTAAAGCAGGAAAGATTTGTTCTACTGCTGAAATAGTTGTATCTGAAACAAGAACAAGTGCGTTCTCGTGTCTCATAGTCCATCTGCGCTTGTCAGTTACAAACTGAGGTGAAAGATAACCAGAGTCAAACTGAAAACCTTCAATAAGTTCTAAAGAAGTTGTTGAAGAGTTTGCTGGTTCAATAGTGATAGCACCATCTTTGCCTGCCTTGTCTACTGCCTCGGAAATAAGGTTTCCAAGGTGCTTATCTCCATTGGCAGAGATGGTTGCAATGTGTCGAATATCGTCGAGCGTTTCAATAGGTCGTGAGACCGTCTCTAACTCTGTTGTAAGAGCAGTTACTGCCTTATCCATTCCTCTCTTAATTTCCACTGGTGAAATACCCGCAGAGAGGTGTGCTGTCGCTTGACGAAAGATTTCGTGAGACAAGATAGTAGAAGTGGTTGTTCCGTCTCCTGCTTCGTCTGCTGTGACTTGTGCTGCCTGCTTAATAACCTGTGCTCCCAAGTTTGCAACAGGGTCAGAAAGTGAAACGAAAGAAGCAACCGTTACACCATCTTTGGTGATAACTGGGTTTTCACCCTTCTTTTGTAGAATAACATTTCTACCTTTAGGTCCGAGAGTAGCGCCAACATTTTCTGCTAATGTTGTTACACCCTCCAATAGTTTAGTTGATAGTTCTTGATTATTAGAATAGACTTTGCTCAAAGCAACCTCCAGTTTGTTGTCTTTTCTTATTATATGGTATGTTTTTGAATTTGTAAAGGATTAATTTTCTTCTTTCTCAAGTCTCTCAGCAATGTCGAGTAGTTTCCCGAGGTACTTGGTTTTCTCAACGTAGTGACGAACATTCTTTATTGTTTCGCCCTTGCCTTCAACTCTCATTCTTATTTCGATTAGAGTCTCATTGTTCCCATCATCTCTGATAAGAATTTTAGGAAAACCGCTTGAAGACTGAGTATACTTAACCCCTAGTTTAAAGTTCTCTCTTCTCCTAAACACGTCTTCCAGTTTATCATCAAAGTTTAGTACTTTGTAATCGCCACCGTCGAAGTCAACTAAGAAAACACCCTTCTCGCCTCCAGTTGCTGCCTTTCGGACACCATACATGATGCTCTGGATAACATCAACTTGCTCTTCTGGTTTGTCTCTTCGAAGTGCTGGTTCCCTGGCAAGTTCATCAACAATATCTTTGTAAACTGCTTGCCCTGCTGCGATAACCGCTGCTTTTTCTCTATTTGAAACTGCGGTTTTCCAAGGTTCCTCAAGTGCTGAGTCGGGTTTTATTCCAAACATGTCAGAAAGCAAACCTGAAAGTTTATTCCAGTCGCCGCTACCAACTTGACCCATCGTCTTAGAACCTGCTTTTAGTGAAATGCTTCCGAGTTTGGTAAACTTGCCATCAACTTTAACTTGAACATCTACTTTGGTGCCTGTTTGGTCCGAGACACCATCTGAAATAACTTCTATCACGTTAGGGTTCTTGTCCATTTCCTGCTGCATTGCTTCATCAACAATCGCTTCGCCGTTGACGTATGCTACTGCTGACTTATAGTGATTAGACAACTCTGAGTGCCATTTTGGGTCCACCAGTCCTTCATAGTTTCCAGTAGATAAAGCAACCCTAAACGAAATTTCGTCTACTCCATTTTTGCCTTTGAGAGTCTTGTCTACCTTTTTGGGGTTATCCTTCTCGGCATCGGGTCTAACACTTATCATCTCCAGTACTTTCTTGACTGCTGAATCTGTAACCTTGAGTTCAGGGTTCATAAACTTTGCATAAAGGGCAGCACCAAGGATGCCTTCCGCAATGTCGCCCTTGTTTATGTTTTTGCCAAAAGGTTTGTAAACATATTTTGCAAGATTTCTCTTTCCGCTCTTAACCACATATCCAATTGGAGTGCTCTTGTCGGTTGCCAGGAGAGTGTTGATAGCGGTAGCGTCTGGAAAACTGGTCTGAAGAACAGATTTCAAAGCATCCATCAATCCCGCTTCTTGTCTAAGAAAGGTGGGTACTCCTATCTTTCTTAACTTTGGGTCGCCATAAACCGTAATATCTTCCAAGTTTACGTCTGGACTGTTTGCCTTGACAAATTCTTTTGTAGCAGCGAGTACTTTTGCGTCTAGTTCTGCGTCAACCTGTTCCTCCAAAACACCAAAACCAGCAGGTGCTGACTTTGAGCGTTCTTTTGGTGGGTCTTCGTCAAATGGTTCACCACCTGTTTTCTTGGTGCCCTTAGTAGACAACCTCATTGAAGAGTGTTTCTTGATAATATCTGAGTCTTGATAACCCTCTTCCAAGAGAACCTGCTCAACAAGTTCATAAATGGTTTCAGCGTCAATCTTGCTCTTTTTCTCGTAATGCTCTTCAATGAGTTTTTCCCAATTTGCCATCTTCTTTATTCCTTTAGATAATAATATCAGCAATGCCGAAATCAACTGCTTGCTGTGCGTCAAGGTAAATGTTGACTTTCTTGTCAAGAAGTTTCTTTACCATTCTTCTTGTCATGTCCGTCTCACGTACAAGAACGTCGATATATCGTTCCTGAACCCATTTAATTTCCTCAACCTCATTTTCAATGTTGTGAATAGGACCGTGAGCACCAGCAATAACAGAGTGAATCATAACACGAGTGTTGCGACCGATTCTGCGACTACCCTTAGTGCCAGAGGCAAGAATTAAAACACCTGCTGACATAACCTTGCCGATGCCCGTTGTGATAATCGGACACTCTTCCTGAACGACACGCATCATATCACAAATGCCGAACATGTCAAGTGCTGAACCGCCGAAAGTTGATACAATCATCTCGATAGGGAGAGATTTCTCAATGATTTCAGAATTCATGTCAGTTGGGTCTGCAAGAACCTTTTTCTTTCCTGTCTCACGAAGTGTCAAAAGTCCTGCGACCACTTCGAGTGCCATTCTTTCCGATACGTCGCCAATAACTGGTACGACTCTCGGTTTCTTTTCGGCGGTACTACCGCCTGTCATTGGTGGAAGGAGAATGATTGACTTTCCGTCTCCACCGCCTGCGAGTTGTTCAAGCAACTCTTCATCTGTGAGTTCTTCCTCTAACTCTTCAACTTGTTCTTCCTGAACTTGCTCCTCCTGGATTTTTTCTTCTTTCTTTTTCTTTTTAGGCATGGTTTCTCTTTCCTTTTTAGTTTGAACCTTATTTCAACTTCCTAACATAAAGCGTTCCATTTTCCCAGAACATCTCTATATCTCCCTTTAGGTAAGCAGAAATAGCATTTAAATAATTCTTGACTTGCTCTTCATCGAACTCTCCTGCCTTTGCTTCCGCAACGACCCATTTCACAACAGAATAAACGATGAAGCACTTCTCTCCATAAAAAACATTGTCTTTATAAAAGAAATGTTTTCCCTCTTTGATGAGGTTCATTATGAAGTTCTTTGCTTCCATTGTATATCATTTCTGTCCTACGAAGTCAAGTAAAAATTACTCTTCTTTAGTAAGTAGAATCTCACGAATGATTTCCTTCACTTGGTCGTGAAGTTTTGCTTCTTCAGCGGTGAGTTTTGGACCATCGGTATAGCGGTCACCCTTTTTCATATTGGCAAGTTTTTCAATTCTTTTCTTTTTCTCGTCGTCGGACAAATCATCTCTACCCTTGATATCGTTGGCAACCATCTTGCGCCAGACCTCAAAAGGAATCTTGCTTCGCTTGGTATCAAGTTCGCCTGCTGTTGGGTCACGAAGTTTTCCGTCTTCTCCCGACCTTGCCTGTCCCTGCTTGTAACCAGCAACTTTTTGAGAACGCTGCGCCTTAGCAAACATTTCTCTTGCACCACCAAGTTCAGCAATCTTTTCGCCTGCTGCTACAATTGCTGGGTCTTGCAAAAGTTCAGGGTCGTGAGCGGCAACGATAAAGTCAGTAAGACGATTACCTAATTTATCACCTGATTTATCTAAAAGCGCCATCATCCCCCTATACAGAATCTTGCCATTCTTGTTTTTAGGTTCACGAGTCGAACCATCAAGAAAGTCTGTAAGGTCTTTGGTCGCTTTGGCAAGAACTTGCTTGGCATACTCTGGTGTATAAGGTTTTCCGTCCTTAGTTTTCATTTCGTCTGCCAATTCTTTTGGAACAAGAAGTGAATCATCACGCAAGTCATAAATGTTAGCATAGATGTCGCCACCAAGAATCTTGATATTGCGATATCCGTCAAAAAGTTGAAAGTATCCTCTGTCGTCCTGAACCTCGTCCTGATATTGTTTTGAGATAGTTGCGGTTGGAGCACCAACTGTTCTTGCTCTGTCCTTATCTCTCTGAATAGAAACTTCTGGTGGAACATTAATTTGAAAAACAGCAACATCGTAACCCGCTTCGTTTAGTTCCTCTGCTCGGACACCCATCTTCATTACGTCTTCGCCAGTTGTGTCGAAAATAACAGGTGTAGCAGTGTTTAACCAGTTTGCTGTTTTTGCTTGTGAAGCATTTTGAAGTTTTTCACGAAATGCTTGTTGTTGCTTCCAGTTGTCCAAGTCTGTTTTATCTGCAAACTTCAAACCAACGCCAAAGTTACCAAATTGTGCTTCAATGTCTTCGTCTGGGTTGGAAGTTACGAACTCTTCTGGAATACCCAACTTACCTGAGATAAAAGATTTACCAGCGCCAGCAGGTCCAAAGATGAAAATTGCCTTAAACGGATTTGGGTTATTCCGAAGTGCAATTTCTTCAAGCGGTTGCGGTTCCTCAAGGAGCATTGTTTTCTTATGCTCTTCGACTGCCTCTTTGATGAGACTTTTTAGGTTTTTCAAATCTAGTTTCATTTATTTACTCCGTTAATAATGACAATAAAAAAGCAGGACATTTTCGTGCCCTGCTTTATTCTCTCACACCAAACCAAAAGGTTTATTTAAATTATTTAAGAGAACGAAGTCGAGCAACGACTGCTTTGGTGATTTCTTCGAGTTGTTCCTCGCTTGCCTCTTCCATCTTCTCTTCGTCGTCTTCTTTGCCGTAACCTTCTTCGATTTCTTCTTCGTTGGTTGTGCAATTACCTTCTTCGATTTCTTCTTCGTTGGTTGTGCAGTTTGACTCTTCAAGGGCAGCGTCTTCGTCAAGAATAGACTGAACTGCTGCTGCGATTCTTTCAGCAAGTGAAGGAGTTGTCTCCTCCATCATCTCTTCTTCTTCTGCTGGTTCCTCTTCACCCATGTCCATCTCTGGTTCTGCATCCATCTCTGGTGCATCGTCAGCAGGTGCTTCTTCGTCATCAACTCGCTCTGCGGGAACGCCAGTCTCAGACTCAATAGCAGCAAGAACTGCGTCTACAAGTGACTCGATTTTCTCTTGTGGAACTTCTTCTTCAGCAGGTGCTTCAGCGTCCATCTCCATCTCTTCTTCTTCGGCAACAATCTCTTCGTTTGTTGTCTCAGTCTCCTCAGTGGTAGTCTCCTCAGTTGCCTCGTTGGTCGTCTCTTCAGTTGTAGTCTCTTCAGTATCTTCTGACTGAATTTCAACCTTTTCTGAGATACGGTTGAGGGCAGGAATACCAGCAATAGTTGCCATTCTTCTAATCTGTGCTTCTGTAAGCAAGTTCTTCTTCATTTTCTTTCTCCTTCTTTGGGAATGATAAAAATTTGGGCGTAAATAGCCAATCACTTTATAAATAGTTAGTTTTATGGAAACAGGTCGTCGTTTTTAAGTTTTTTACGAACCTTTTCTGTTGCTTTTTTCGCTATTTGGTCAATTCTGACGTGACTTAGGTTCAATCTCAACCCAATATCACGCAAAGTCATCGGTCTTCCATCGTTGTTGTCGATAGCAATAAGAGCACAGTTTAAATCTCCTTCATAGTCCATCCAAAAACGGCAGTCTTTGTTTTCTTCTGGACAAGACACGTTTAGTTTCTTGCAAATGTCGCTACATTCTCTCATAAATCTGGGTGCTCCCTTGCTATTAAGTCGAAGATATCATCTATCTCTTCGTTGTCTAAGTTAAATTGCTTTTCTATTTCTTCTTGCTTTTGTTGCGCTTTTTCTTCTATCTCTTGTACTCGTTTAGAACGTTTTCTCGACTTTTTATTGGAGTTATCGTCTATCATACGAATAATGTCTTTTGATATTTGATTCTCCTCCAACATACAAGTTACAAGATAGCGAAAAAGTTTAGATTGCGTTAATCCGTACCTATCGAGCATAATTTTTAGTTCTTTATGACGCTCGTCGGTATCAAAAAATACTATCTTCTTTTTATTTTCTCCGTACTTACCCTCCATTAAGAGTATCTCCCAAATATGTGAGCATTTGACTCTTTTTGCGAAGAAGCAGACTGTACAATAAACTTTGCCTTTAGTCTTAACTCCTCTAGAGAGGTTACTCCCGAGTAAGAACACCCTGAACGAATGCCTTGTTCGAGTTCATAGACGATTTCCGCTACTGGACCTCTGCAAGGAACTGATGTAGCCACACCTTCGAGTGAAGAAAACTTGCCTCTCCAATCTTTTTGCGCTTCTTTGGATGCCATACCCCGAAAATTTTTACGCAAGTTTCCGTCTGCGTCCTCAAAGGTACTTCCTGGCGTCTCGTCCGTCCCCGAAAGCAACGAACCCAACATAACCAAGTCTGCACCTGCTGCAAGTGCCTTGACCGCATCACCTGAGTTGCGAATACCGCCGTCTGCGATAATCATGACTGTTCCTGCATACTGAGATTCCGCACAATCAAGAATAGTCTGAAGTCCTGGTACCCCGTGTCCTGTCTGAATACGAGTGGTGCAAATGGAACCTCCTCCAACATTGCAGCGCACAGAATCAGCACCCCAGTTAGCAAGTGCTTCATACCCTTCCTTGGTTGCGACATTACCTGCCATGACGTGAAGATAATCAGGTGCCCAAGATTTAATATTGTCTATTGCTTCTTGCATCATCTTGTGATGCCCATGAGCAACATCTATACAAATAACTGATGCACCTTTGGCAACAAGTTCCTGAGTTCTCTCCAGATAATCGCCTGTAACTCCAACGGCAGCGCCGAGTAGAAAACCACCCTTCTTCATAGCAGACTCAACAAGTTGCGCTTGCTTCTCAATAGTGTTGTAGCGATGGATAATCCCCAAACCGCCCATACGAAACATCATTGCTGCCATGTTAGCACCAGTAATAGTATCCATTGGACTAGAAATAATCGGAATAGCAAGATTAAACCCTGGTTCAAACGGTACGGACAAGTCTACCTGCGTTCTTGTTTGAATAGAACTATACTGAGGGACAAGCAGAACATCATCATATGTCAATGCTGGTTCTTTGCTTATAAACTTACTCATCTTTAGTTTCTCCTTCTTTGGGGACTTTAACCTTCGGCGTACCTTTTTTAATATAATCCTCAACCTCTGGATAGTCTTGCGAATCTGGTACAACCTTGTTCCTCCTCTTTTTCGGGTCTTCCTTTTTTATCAGATGCCTATCTAGTGCTGTCTGCTTCTTATAAACGTGTTCTTTTGCTGCCGCCAACCCATTGTCCCAACAGTCTGGGCAAAAGAGACTTACCCTTTTCTGCTCTCTTCTCTCGACAACAATCCAAGTGTTATGATGCTCCTTGCTCGTTTTGTCAAAGTCCTTGTAACACATAACACAGCAATCAGGCATTCTATCAAAAGACATTACTTTATCTTTTAGTTCTTTCTCTGCCTTTTTCTTTTTTGCTTTCTGTATCTTTCTTTTAAGACTCATCAGTCGAACCTAGAGCGCCGTCGCCTCGGTTAGAAATCGTAATTGGATGCCAATTGTACAAATCTCCCGTACCAGTCTCAAGTGCTCGAAAATGAACAACTGGGACCATCACTGCCTGAGCAATCTTATCGTGACGTGTAACAATCTGTTCTTCGCTCCCAACATTGTGCAAGTTTACGAAAATCTCTCCGTCATACCCAGAATCAACGACACAAGCACCTACAAGCAAACTTCTCTTTGCTGCGACGGAAGAGCGATTCTTAATCTCAAGCATGTACCCATGAGGAACTCCGACACGGATGCCTGTTTGAAAAAGTTTGCTTTCCCCTGGTTTAATTCGAACTCCCGCTTCAATACTCTCTGGATTAAAAAACAAATCCAATCCAGCATCAGAAGGGTTTGCCCTCGTGGGCGGTTTCGCATCTGGGCGAACTCGTGAATACTCAATAATCATAATATCTCCTTTATTTTAACTTTTATCACTATAACACAGTGTTTTTCTGTTTTCAAGTATTTTATGCTAATAATTTAAAATTATGTCTGATGGAACGAGTTGAGAAACCCCACTGTTCACTATAGTCTAGTCTTGCCATGTAAGGTTTATTAATCTCGACCACATCTGTGTCCCTGACACCCCAACACTTAATTGTGCTAATAGTAGAAGTTGAATCAATAACCTTGACCATCCAATACTTCTTGTTATTCTTCGTCTTTCTTTCAATAACTTCACGAGGAATAAACCAAGCAACTGGAACCTCTGGGTAGAAATCACCAAGTGGTGGAATGTCACTGTTCTCTAACTGTTCTCGGACTGATGCTGACATAACCAAGTGAATAGGAAACATGCCAGTCAAGTTAGTCTGGTGCTCAATCATCTCTTCCTTAGAGAAGTCACCCTCTGGTTCATAGAGTTCAATGTTCTCGTGAAACTTCTTCTTTGTCTTTGCCCTGTCTACTGCCACGGCAGACCAGAAATGTCTTGTACCCTTGAACCTCTCATCCATAAGAGGCATAAGTGCTTCTGAGCGAACAAGAACGTCCAGTGCCTTCTTATTTAATTTAGAGTAAACAACCCTATCGTGAAACAAGAATTCCTCAATCGTATTAAACGGACGGAAATTAAGAATCTGGTCTATTGCTGCATCACCCAAACCTTTGATAGAAGAGAATGGTTGAATTAGCGCACCGTCGTCACCAATCTCCCAGTTACGAGTTGACAGGTTGATATCAAGAGGACGTATCTCAAAACCCATCTTCTTAGCAGTGTTGATTGCTCGCTCTTTTCTAGACTCTGGTTCTTTATCCAAGAATGCCGCCATCCACTCAACTGGGTAGTAGTTAAGCAACCAAGCGCACTGATAAGATAGAATAGAATAGGAAACTGCGTGAGACTTATTAAAACCATACCCTGAGAAGAACTCAAAGGTTTCCCAGAGTTTGGTTGCCTTATGCTCTGGAATACCTTTCTCAACGCACCCCGTAACAAACTTTTGATAAATCTTATTCTTCTCCTCGGCACCCTTGCCAGTGCCCTTCTTGGTAAGCAACTTACGAAGTAAGTTACCTTCATCAAGAGAAACATCTTTACCTAGTTTGTGAGCGAGAAGTGCAATTTGTTCCTGAAAGATAAGGAACCCATAAGTCTCCTCTGTCACTTCTTTGATAGTCGGATGAATATATTCTACTCCATCTGGATTTTCTTTTGCTCGGACATAACTTCTGTCAACCTTGGCAGAAAGTGGTCCTGGGCGAAAGATAGAAGTAATAGCAGAGATATCAACAATACTTCTAGGTTTAGCGTTTACACAGAAGTTCTGCGCTCCTGTCTCCGTAAACTGGAATACTCCTGCCCACTTGCCCTTATGAAAGATATTTTCATAAACCTCTTGGTCATCAAAATTGATAACATCGGGATGCAAGTTCTCCTGATAGTATTTCTTGATGTCGGCAAATGTAGGTTTCCTGACACCCTTATGACGAACAAGAATAGAGCGAATTGCATCTTCCATCATTCGGAGAGAAGCAAGTCCAAGAATATCAAACTTAATGAAACCCATTGGTTCCAGATGACGAACATTCTGACCCTCGGACCAAGGTGTTTGACGAACACCGCCAGAAGTAATAAGAGGCATTTGCTTGTGTAAGTCGTCTGCGATTACCACACCACCAGCGTGACGTGAAGAAGAACGCACTTGTCCGTATAGTGCTTCAACGTGCGTCTTGACGTGGGGATACTGTTGTAGAAATCTTTGCAAAGTGTCTGAAAACTCCATTACTTCTTCAAACGTAGGAGTGTAAACACCAGCAGAAATGTTGTGCTTCGCCTTTGCTTTTGGCGTTGCCTCTGCCATCATCCTACCAGTCACATTATTCACCTCATTGAAAGGTATCTTGTAAAACTTAGAGATATCTTTAATAAGAGAACGCAACTGCAAGGTGTTCCAGTTTGTAATCGGAACAACAGTGTTTTCGCCCCACTCTTCAACTAACTTTTCTTTAAGTTCCATTGGCGAACTTACATCGTAGTCAATATCTGGATAGTCTTTTGCGTCGGAACGTAAGAACCGAGAAAAGAGAAGTCCATATTTAATTGGGTCTACCTGGGTAATACCCAAGACGTATGCCACAAGTGAACCTGCTGCTGAACCTCGCCCTGGACCTGTAAGTTGCTCCTGCGTTGCTCTATCCGCAATTGCTTTCATTGTCAAGAAATACTTTGAGAAACCTCTATCGGCAATGACGTTTAGTTCTAATTTAAGTCTTTCAACGTAGTCTTTCTTCTTAGATAACTTAAAGTTTCTCAACCCCTCAATAGAAGCGGCGACGAGTGCCTCATCTGCTGTCTTGCCTGGGGGTACTACAAAGTCAGGCAAACGAACTTCGTTACTTGGGTAAAAAGATTCAATCATCTCGTGAGCAATCTTATGTGTTACAACAATACTTTCTCTAATAACATCATCGTCATACTCAACGCCTGCTTCTGCTGAATACTTCTTGTAACTTTCCCACATCTGGTCGCCATTCTTTGGGTAAAGTTCGTAACCTACTTCTTCTACGTCAATAGGAAGTTCGGTGTCCATTTCCTTGCCCTTACCTAACCACCCCAACTTCTTGTAAAGAATCCTGTCTTTCCAAGATTCAGAAGTAGGATAGTGACTATCCGCAGTTGAGACAAGGGTTAAATCAAACTCTTTTGCGACCTGAATCACAAACTTATTTAAATCATGCTGCTCTTCAATATTGTTCCACTGCAACTCACACAGAAACCTATCTTTCCCAAGAATAGAAGTCATACGCTTGGCAGTTTCTCGCATGGCATTCAGAACTGCCTCATCACCATCTTCTCTATTTCTCCACATATCACCAGCGAACAAACCACCGAGACAAGCGGTTGATACAATGATGCCCTCAGAGTGCTGCTCTAACATATCGTAGTCAATTCTTGGGAAACGATAAAAGTTATCACCCTGAAAAGACTTAGAAATAAGTTGGAATATGTTTTCTAAACCTTTTTGGTTCTGGGCAAGAATAACAAGGTGATGACGCCTGTTCACAATAGATTTATATGTTCTTACCTCAGTCTCAACGACAGCACCAGAAGTATTTGTATCCTTTAGGGCAGCAGCATTCTTTTTATTCTGTTTTGCCACCTCCATATCTTCTTTCCACTGCTTAATGGAGGGATGGAAATACGCCTCTACGCCAAAGATTGGTTTGAAGTCTTTACCAGACTTCTGCATCTTCTTAGCGTGTAGAACCATTTCTGCGAGTGCATTCTGGTTGCCGTGGTCTGTAATGGCGAAAGCATCAAGACCATTTTCATAAGCAGAGTCCATATGCTCTGATACGTATCCCAATGCATCAAAAGGAGAACCACCCACAGAGTGAGCGTGAAGTCCTACGAACGGTAAATTAGACTGAAGTCTATCTGTCATTTCTTATCCTCTAGAATTTGGTTGCAAACAGTTGACATCTCTTCTGCCAGTTGTCTGATACTTTCCTTTTCTTCTTCAAAAGTCTCATACATAATATTACTCATTGACTCTTGAAATTCAAGAAAAAAACGAATCTGGTCGTTAGTAAGACTTGATGATACAAGCGGAAAACCAACCCTTTCCTTGATATGATACGGTATATTGTCATACACTGATTCGTAACTTAAAACATTTTTCGCCATTCTCTTTTCCTCCTCTTAAATCTTGTTATTGCTTCTGGTTTTTCTAGATTAATATTGCTTCCCATAAGTTCCCGATATCCTTGAAACTTATCTATCTGATGATACTCATCGACCTCTATCTTGTGGAAATTGTCTCCATCATAGACGTTCTCAAACACTTTGTCAAGAGAAAAGAACCTGCCCGTGAAAGATTCAGACACTGAACGCTTTCTTCTCTTACCCTCTTCATCGACAAATTGATGTCCGACTTCCATCTTTTTAAAGTTTTTAGTTCTCTCTTCAACCTGCTCCTTTGTCAAAGAAAATCCAAGTTGAGTTCCATTTATAACAGAGTTGCCCTGGTGAGTCAAGACAATATTTTTATTTTGTAAAAAATTATGCTTTTCGCCTTCTCTGAAGAATCTTAAATTATCTGGTTCATAAACGCCGTGTGGAAATGCCACCCAGAACTTGTCCGTCTGTATTCTATACGAGATTCTCCTAGCAAACATATTTGCAACATTTGCTCCGTAAAGAATACTCCAAGCAAGGCAATCTCTTCGCTCTCTGTCCTTTGGGTGAATAGGCAGATAGTAGATTGGAATCCTTCTGTGCTCAAATGACTCTTTTTGGCGATTCTTCTTGTTCATTTGCAGCGGGTCCAGCAACCAACTTCCGACTATCTCTTTTACAAGTGGTTGAAACTCTAAATCAGAGACAATCCAGACTGCATCGCAACCAACAACGGCACACTCATAAACTGCTCTCTCGATAGCATAGTAATCTTTGTTTAAAGGCATTAAACAGTCGTGCCAAGGAAAAACATAGTCTGCTCTACGCTGCCCTGCAATTGGGACTATTCCTGCTATGTGTTTTTCCTTACTCGGCATACATATAATCCATTATTTTAGTCAAATAAGCGTTATCACTAATATATTCTATTTCTTGCTTCTCGTCAAGGAAAATAATATCTTTTATTGGTTCATAAACGTTTCTTCCTAACTCGATTATCTCTCTTTTTTGTGATTTTAGGGACATTTCTGTGCCAAAGTGTTTTGAAAGCAATTCTTCTGATTTGAAACGAGCAAATAATTCTGAAAATTCGTCTTTTGTTGTATCTTTTCTCGTTAAAGTGCTTTTTGCAACCAAATCTTTATAAGTTGTATTTCTCGCTCTTGGTTTTGTATAAAAATAAAACTTTTCTATGAATCCCTCGGTGAATTCTTTGGTTCCACTCTCCATTGAAGGACATTTTATAATCTGAAACCAGTCATACACCTCAACCAAGTCAGAAGTTGTGCCAATAGGTTCTGGAAGTCCAGTCATTCCTTTGTCATCAAATAAAAATAACTTGTCGTAAGAAATTTGAAAAGTTTTCTTTTCAGTGAGAAGTTCTAGTTTGTTGTTATCCAACAACTTTGCTCTTCTTATATTATTTGCAAATGGAATAAACCCTGCGAGGGATAAAAAGAAGTAACATTGTTTCCAGTTGTTTACTTTTTCGTCGTGAGCGAAAGGTTTGGAGGGGATAGAATAGACGAGGGGGTAACCATTCTTCAATGCAAAGAATAGTGAATCTAGTGTTGCACCATAAACAAGTTTCTCATAGTGCATTAATGCCCCTGTCTATTCTCTCGGTATGCAGAGACTGTGTGAGGAAAGTGCTCCTGAGCAAAAGTCAAACAAGCATTAGCAACTTGCTGAATCTCCCATTGTGCCCCTTCGTGAGTTCTCAAATCAATAAATTTAAGAAGATTCGAAAGATTACAACTTCCAATATACTGAGTGTAAAGGTTCTGAGGCAAAACACCTCTCGCTTGCTCTCTACAAACACCATTATTAAGAAGAGATTCGAACAAGTCCAAACAACGTCGGTGATGCATCATAATAGCATCACTGGCATAGTTTGGAGAAACTGGAAGCAACGTATCCTTGAAGTTGCTGATATTTGGGTTTATCTCATCCAAGTTACTTGCTTGCCTGTTTGTCTCGTGCTGAGTTCTAAAAGTTTTTGGTTCATAGAACTGTAAATCTACAGAAGTATATCGACGTGAAATCTCGTTGTAACTCCAAGTCCTATGTCTGTGATGCTGTGAGCGCACATAGAGAGGAACAACGAACTTGAACGTCATAAAGCAGTGCTCAAGGGTTGAAGTGTGTCGGTGTTTTACAAGGTAATTAATAAGTTTTTTATCTTTCTCATCAATCTCTTCTTTTTCAACACCGAAACTTACTCTTGCTGCATTCACGACAGACAAGTCGTTCCCAATAGTTTGGATTAGTTCTACCTTGCCGATATCGTCGCCGTAAAGGTGAATTGTGTTCCCTTCTCTTTGCATTTAACCCTCAACATATCCTAAGACATAATTCTCTGAAACAAGATTTACTTTACTTCCGTTGATGTCAACCTGTTGCAACATATTAGAAGGGAAGACAATGAAACTGCCTTGCTTCCAAGTGGTGTTACAATCAGACGCAACAGCAACAACTTTCGCAACCTCAAACTCTGCTTTTGGTTGAAAACCCTCGGGCAAGAGAACACTGGTTTGCTCTTCTTGCTCCGAAGTCTTCAGTTCCAATAAAAGATTTCTATTGGTAGGCGTGAACATCAATTAACTCGCTTCACAGTTTCGTAGAAATCCATGAGTTGCTCTGGGTCTACTCCGTTCTTAATCATACGGAATGCCTTCACTGCCATAGAAATCTCATCCTTGTCTAACCAACCGTTCTCAACGTAATTGGTCTTCAATGCTCGCTTTTGCTCCTTGAAAGGTTCCATTGCTTCCTCAAGCGCAGCGAGTGATTGAACGTAGTTCAAGATATGCTCTTCCTTGCGCTCTTCGAGCGTCTTAAATGTATCAGTCATATTTTCTCCTTTGTCTGACTGTGTGTCTTACTATAACACAAGTTGTTTTTGTTTGTCAAGAGTTTTTTTAACTTTATCCACACTTGGCGTAACCACAAGACGTGCAAGTAGCGCAACCATCTTGGTAAATCATTCCTTCATTACCACACTCTGGGCAGGTCTTGTCTGAGGAAACCTCTGAACCGTCTTGAATGTAGTTCTTCAAGATACGAGCAACACATCGAGAAAAGGAGAACATTTCACTTTCCTTATCCTTTTGTAGTTGTTCTACCATAAACCTAACCTCTGCACCGTGACGAAGACCTAATGAAATCATTCTGGTGAAAGCAGAGTTGTTAGGATTATCAAATACCTTAACTACATCTTTAATAACACCATCATCACCGAAAGTCAAGTCATATCTGTTATCTTTTGTCTTAAAAGAATTTTTTCTTAAAGTGCCTGAAATGTGCTTCTTTGGAATCTCAATTAAACTAGATTCTCCACCGAGAACCTCGTAAGGTTTGCCGTCTAACTTACCAATAAGAATAGTCCAAGGTTTGCCCTGAATAGTTGTGTGGTGAATATCACACTCCAAGTCCTCTGGTCGTTTTGGCGCTGAACGCTGTGGAAAATCTTCTGTTTGAGTTTCCGTGTTCGTGACCAAAACACCTGAACGTGAACCATCAACATAAACCGTGATGCCCTTTAATCCTCGTTTCCAACCTTCTCGATAAAGTCTTTCAACAACTGCTGGTTCCGTGCCTGCTGGGAGATTGATAGTTGAAGAAATAGCATGGTCGATGTTATTCTGAATTGCTTCCTGAATTTCAACTCTCTTCATCCAGTCAATCTGGTCTGATTCAACAAAGAAGGCAGGAAGGGTTTGTCCTGGGTTTTGCGACAACCACTCCTGTGCGTTATGGTGAAATACTTCAAAGTTCTTCCAACCATCGCCCAATTCGTCCACGAAATCTGGAGTGACATTTACCTCATCATGAGATAACTTACGTCGTCGAATGTAAGAATTTCTAAATACTGGTTCCAGTCCTGAACTTGTCTGAGACATAATAGAGACTGAACCCGTTGGGGCATTCGTCAATATAGAAATGTTTCTTCTACCGTGAGTTGCCATCTGGTCTTGCATCTCCACTGGCAGTCTTTGAATAAAAGCGTTTCCACTTTCCTTACCCCAATTGAACACTGGGAAAGACCCTCTTTCTGTGGCAAGGTTGAGTGATTCACCGTAAGCAGTGTTACGAAGTGTCTCGTAAATGACAGAAATGACCTTTAACCCGTCTTCCGAATCGTAAGCAAGATTTAAGCAAGCAAGAGCATCAGCGAGACCATGAGTCCCAAGACCAGTACGCCTTCCATTTGCCGCCGCTTGATGAAGTTTCTTCCAAAGAGTTACTTCGTCTGATGTATCCGCTACATCAATAATCTTCTCTAACTTTTCTAACTCCAACTCAACCAAGTCGTCTGACAGACGCATTGCTGCTGAAACGGTTTCAGTAAACTTCTGGAAGTTGAATGTCGCCTGCTCTGTGAAAGCATTTTCAACAAAGTTCTTCAAGTTTACAGAGATAAGACGACAGGAGTCATAAGCAGAGAGTGGAATCTCCGCACAAGGGTTTGTGCAGATAGTAGCGTAACCCTCCTCCTTGTATTCGTTTGCTGGCAGGTTGTCACAGATGTTGTCCCACATGAGAATACCTGGTTCGGCGGTCTCTGTTGCTGACTTTACAATCTGATTCCAGATGTCTCTCGCCTTAACTTCACGAGTAGTGTCAGGATTGTCCGAACCTACTGGAAATTGAAGTTCATAAGTCTCGTCTGCTTCAACTGCTTGCATAAAGTCATTAGTAATCTTTACTGAAACATTAGCACCTGTGACTTTCGTCAAGTCGTGTTTCATAGTGACAAATTGCTCGATATCTGGATGGCGAACATCCATAGAAATCATTAGAGCACCTCGTCTACCATTCTGTCCAATCATACGACAAACGTAAGAGTAGAAGTCAGCAAATGACCAAGCACCAGTCGTAGTGCCTGCTGAATTGTTTACAATTGCCCCATCTGGACGCAACTCGGATAAATCCAAACCTACGCCACATCTTCGCTTGAACAGGTTTGCCAAGTCTCTACCAGAATTAATAATAGAAGATACATTATCCTCTGGTGACGCAACTACTACGCAATTTGATAAGGAAACATTAACAAAATCATTGCCAATGCCCATCATTGGCGAACCTTGTGGAACTATATGTTTAAAATTATCTAAATAATCATAAATCCTTGCCTCGGTTAAGGCACGAGGACCGCCGAACTTACTTTCAATTCTCGCAAATTCTGATGCGAGTCTCTTATGCATGTCCCTTGGCGTAAGTTCCTGAAAGTTACCCTCCCTATCTTTCAGGCAATATTTCGTCATAAAGACGTTGGTGGCGAGTTCATCGCCTTGGAAGTAATCTAAGGTTGCCTTCCTAACCTGCTCTTCTGTATACATTACGTGTTATTCTCCTTCTTCTTGTTCATGATACTTGTCCTGTGTTTTTTATATTTCTCTCTCAACGATTCCGCTTGTTGTTTAACAACATCGGAAGACTTCTGGGGTACCACACCCTGAAGATTTTGTGTGTTAGAAACTCTTATCCTAACGTTTTTTGTAGTCATGTGTATTGGAAAGGTTAATCCATCTGCCCCGTTCCGATTTTTTGCTATAAAAATCCTTCCAGAGTCTGTAACCTTGTCCTCATTATTTCTTGACAACGAAAATATGAAGTCAGCCACAAAGCATTTGTTGAATGCTTCGGAAATATGTTCTGTCGTGACGAGTTCTGCATTTTTACCTGACCTATTCGTTTGAGATGCTGTCCAGAGTGGACAACCGTAAATCTGTGCGATGCCTCGCATCTCTTCATAAATAGACTCTAGTTCGTTTCTCTTCTCTTTTTGTATGGAAACTGGACGCAATAAATCGCCATAGTCAACAATAACCATGCCAATCTCTTCTCCTCTGCGGACCAACTTTTCCAAGTGAGTCTTCAATGTATTTGTGGAAGCAGATTTCGTTGGATATTCCTTGACAATTAACTTACCTTCAATATCTTTTATCTTTCCAAGAATATAATCTTTGTTGTAAACAACCTTACCCAACTCAATTCCAGTCAAACAACTATCATACCTTCTCGCAACAACAGTATCAGCAAGTTCTAGGGTATAATGAACAACTGTCTTACCTTGCTTTAATGCTTCTGCACCGAGGTGGACGAGTGCCATAGATTTACCAGCACCAGTCGGAGCGATGCAGACACCAAGTTCGCCAGAACCCAGTCCTCCACCTGTAATATTGTCAACTGGAACCCATCCCGTTCCAACTGGATTTCTCATGGTTATTTCAAATCTTTTCTCAAAGTCCTTCATATAGTCGTATCCGACATCATTACTAGAACCGAGTGTAATAGATTCTGTCATAATCTTTGCTATCTCATCAAATGAAGATGTCTTTACCAAGTCAACGCACTTCAACATTGCCTTCTTTACATTTTGCTTTCTACAAAACTCTAAGGAGGTATCTCTAATGTATGGAGCAGAAGTAAACTCAACTGGTGCTGCGGATAGTCGTGAGAAATAGTCTCTTATCTGCTTCTTTGACAAATCAGTCTCATTGTCCAGTTCTGCTCTCACGATGGTAAGCATTGTTTCCCTGCTCGGATGAGTACCATACTTTTCACGGTAATTAAAGACGAGTTTCACGAAAGAACGGAGATATCCTAATTCTAGAAAGTCGTAATCAAACACTTCCATTATCTGGTCTGCGAAAACCCTGTCGTCTAAAATAATTTGAACAAGTCCTTCTTGAAACTTTGTACCATAATGTGAAAAGTCTGTCTTTTCTTTCATTGCAGATGCCGCCATTTGATTTCCTATTGATTGTTGTAAGATGATAACATTATTTATTAGAATTGTCAACACATATTCTTCTAAAGATAGCGTAGAGGTCAGTAAAGTTAACCGTACCAAATCCATCGTAAACCATCATTTTATCAACCTCAGTTTTATTAAACTGAAACTCAAAATTGTTGAGTGCGTATTTTATTTTTTGTTTTCCCTGAATTGAAATAAGCGGAGAATAAAGTTGCATCATTTTGTAATTCTGCTCAATGACATCCTGATTATCCATAATTCCTTGATGAACCTTTAGTGGTTTTTCTACTTCCTCGCAAATATCCACAAGTTCTTGTAATGTATAATCTTTATCTTCTGATAGACAAGGAAACCTCTTTGCAAGAGTACCTAGACCTACTCCTGGGACGCCTGGAAGGTTATCTGACTTATCTCCAGCGATGGCACGAGCAAGCGCAAAGTTCCTTGGGTGAATACCAAACCGTTCTATGACTCTCGGTTTATTCAATGTCTCTTTTTGAATAGGTCTGTGAATGATAGTCTCATCATCACACAACTGAAAAAAGTCTTTGTCTGAAGAAACGATGACCTTGAACCATCCATCATAACGTGAGTCTTGTGCTACAAGAGAGACAATATCGTCTGCCTCAACTGAATCTAGCACAAATTGCATCACGGGCAGTTCATTGAGATATTCCATCAATCTGACCTGTTGCCAAATCTTATTATCTTTTTCTTGATTCTCTGTGAGAATTCTATCTGTCCTGTTTAGTCTAAGAGGTTTGCGCCCATCCTTGTAGGTCTTTACAATGGTTCTTCGCTTCCTTGACCCATCTGCGCCGTCCCAGCAAATAACAATTTGGTCTGGTTGTATTTCTCTTGACAATTTTTGAAGTGTCTTGAAGAAACCCTTCACTCCACCGATTGGAGCGCCGTTGGTTGACATACTCGGGTCCACAATGTAAGAGCGATAAAAGTTATTCGTTCCGTCTACTATCATTACTTTCTTCTTCATAATTTCTCCATAAAAAAACCTCTAGTTGACACCATATTATCAAACTAGAGGTTTAATGTCAAGTAAAAAAGTACTTTATTTTACTCTTCTGCTGCTACTTGTTCTACTGCTTCTTCATCATCATAGAAGTCCGAAGCATTTCCCTCACGATTCTTAAACTTCATGATGACGTGCTCATCCATAATAGAAAAGACTGCTTGACGAAAATTCTCTTCTTGCAGTCTATCTAACCACTGCTTTCTCTGAAACTTTAGTTCAGTTCCATCGTCAGTTACAAGTGTATACCAAGCACCTGCCGTCTTCAGTCTCTCCGAACCCTTGATGGCATCCAACCAACTTTCCTCGTCCTGAACTCCATAAAGTCCAGCGCCCCAGAGAATCTGAAATTCACAGCGCCGCCCAGTTGTTCCAAAGCGAGACTTCTCTAACTTAACCCTTGCTGTTGAACCAATTCTGAAATCATTCTCGTCAGTAATAAAAGTTGCCTTGCCCTTTGGTTTAGTCAACCAAATGCGAAGAGAATAAGCATACTGTGCTGCCTTACCACCTGGGGTAGTATAAGGTGTTGTCATTGCCTCGGCAACATTGCTTGTGATGTTGGTTTTCAACTGATTCAAAATCAAAAGAGTTGCATTAGCGTTAGCGATAGGTACTGTCAACTTTGATAACCCTTTTGCAAGAATTCTGGGTTTAACTGCCATAGAAGACTGTGGGTTGAAATCGCCCTCAATGTCTGAAATAGAAGGAGTGAACGCAAGTGAGTCCCAAATGAATAACCACTGATTGTCAATACTAAGTAAGTCCTCGATTGTCTCTAGAACAAACTCCACCGACTCTGCCTGCACATACATTAAACTCTCTAAATCACAACCTGCCCTCTCTAAAAACTGAGAGTCGATTGCGGATTCCGAATCAAAATAGACAACGCTTATTCCCAACTTCTGTGCATTCGCTGCGACGCCTGCTGCAAGGTAAGATTTGCCAGAACCTTCCAGTCCTGCAATCTCCGTGTATTTACCAACAGGGATGCCCGCCAACTTGCCCGTTGCAATAATAGAATCCAACCAGCGGGAACCAGTTGGAATCCACTGCTTTACGTCAGTTGGATTTTCCTCTTGCAGATTATGAGCAACATCTCTACCTGCTTTTTTATTAATCAACTTTCGAATGTCTGTCATAGACATCTTTCCAGTCATTTGCTTACTTTTTGCCATTTATAGTTTCTTCTCCTTTATGATAAAGAAAAGGGGGCAGACGCCCCCTTTACGATTTTAAGTTCTTCTAGGAACCAAGAAGTTCCTTGAAGGCATCATCGACGCTGGTTCCACCGCTTGCGTTTGTTGCGGTTGTAGTATTTGAACCCCCATAGCGTGTGGTCTCGGAAGAAAGTTCCTCTGCGGAACCATCATCTGCGAGATACTCATCTAACATCTGTTGAACGTCCTCTGGTGTCTTACGCTCGAAAAGAGTGTTAAAGTCTGGAATAGTATCCAGTAACTGAGTACAAGCATCTCCTTCCAAATCCTTACACATCTGAGACGTTCGACGACTTGGCATCAACTTAGTCTGCGGATAAGATGCTCCTGCTGGTTTACCATAACTCAAAAGAAGGTCAGTTCCCTCCTGTGGGTCGGTGATGTCTCCGTACTCTGGATTGAGAACAAGGTTTAGCAACTGCTCATAAACTTGCTTGCCGTATCCCCAAATCTTGATACCCTCTTCCTCTTGCCCTCGGACAATAACTGGTGAGAAGAATCGCTGGCGTGCCATGAGAGACTTTGCCATCTTAGTGCTCTCCTCGGTACCTTCATTGAAGAGTTGTCGGATAAATGCATCCAACGGGTCATCCTCGCCAAAGTTCTTCTTTGGTGACAAGAATCCTGCGTTCTTGCCCAAGTTGTAGTGGAAGAAGAACTCCTTGAAAGGGTCTCCGTCTGCTGTCGGAACAATACGAATCGTCTGCTCGCCGTCCTCTGGTCGCCAGAACTGAGACTTCTTTGTACCGCCGCCTCGGTTCTGTACTGCGTTCAACTTTGCACGCATCTTGCTTAAATCAATACCCATATTTATTTCTCCTTTATCTTATGGTTATTTGTGGGTGAATTACCCTTGAGTATGCTTGACTAATCTTTCAAGCATCTAGTGTTACATTGTTTGTTACTGCCTCGCCTACAATCGTTTTCCAATTGAAGACACGAAATCCGCTATTATCTAAATCCCAGACAACCTCCTGCCCCTCGTTGAGAGTTCGTTGTGCTCCATTGCCTTTAATCTTACCAGATAAAAATGTTTCTGGTAAGTCATTTAAACGAACAAAGTTCATTTGTCTATTATCACCATTTGATTTTACAAATGTTGCTGTATAAGAAGTTACTGTCATTTTATCTCCTATCTCCTACTACTGAACCGAAACCTGTAAAGTTTCTCTCAATTGTAAATTCCAACTTTGAAAGTCTCCCTGCAAAGTCCTTATTATCTTCTGGCACAACGCCTGGATTCACTCTGTCAAAATCAATAATCTCGCCATACTCTTCTACTTCTGGAAAGTAAATCAACGCTCTTCCTGTTTCTTTGTTTGTATCGCAATAGATACCTTCTTTTCCGTTGACGTTTACTCCATAAAGATTATAGTCTTGACGAGCGATTACAGATTCTCCCTTTACCATTTCTTCCATTTTATTCCTCTGGATATGTTTGAATGTTAGAAGTCCAAACCTCTACAAAAGCAAAGTTAGTTTCATACTTCGTTGAGTGAATCTGGTACGAAGCACCCTGCAAATCTTTCATCTTCTCTTTTACTTGCTTGTTTACATTTTTTAAAACCTTGTAGTCCTCCTCCAAAACATTTTCGTTTACAGCATAATAGTAGCACCTATTGGTTTCGTTGTCAATAGGAAAAAAATTATTTTCTTCGCCTGATTCGAAATCCACCATTCCAATAGTATAAATTCTTGTCTCTGGTGTGTTCTCAATCTTGTTGTCCAAGACTGGTTTCGTCCTATTGAAAACATTTACCATGTGATACGTGTATCCAATTAACTCGTTTATCTTCTCATAATAATTTGCTGCTGTCAAGTTGTTTTCTAAAATTTCTTCAACCTGGGTATTGCCAATAATGCACATAGAACGAAGGACACCTGACCGAGCATACTCTTGAAGTACGTTATAACATATTCTATCTTGCAAATAAGCGGTTCTACCCAAAAGTTCATGGTCTGGTTTGATGTAAAGAACATCTACTTGGAACTTTCGCTTCAAAAACTTTAAAACCTGCAAAGATGCGCCTGTAATGTTTCCAGAACCTGCCATGATGAACAAACATTCGCCTGTGTCTGGCATTTGGTCTACAAAACGTGTCATTCTTATCTGCTTCTTGTCATACTCCTCATGAGTTGCTCTTTTTGTGATGCCAAGTGACTTAGAAGTCTTTTTCAATCCCTCATCAATGGTAAAAACATTGTATTGAGGATATCGCTCGAAGTATTTTGCGATTTTGCAACCTGCATTGCCTAAACCTACTACATTCATTTCATTTTCCTCATTTCTCCGTAACTTTTGCCGATAGAAACCCCAACTTTATACTTTCCAAGTGGTGTTTTGGAGAATTTATCAATCATTTCAGGCAAAAGTGCTTTATCTTCGTCTGATAGGTCCAATAGAACGCTGTCGTGTACAAGAAAACGTATTTCTGACTTCTTGTTCTCCAACATTTCCCATATACTGTAAGCACTGTTGAGAAAAATATCACTAGAAGTGGACTGAATAAGGTAGTTCAGTGCTTTTCTATCTGGTGATTGGATAGTTCTTCCCATTGGTGTGCTTATCTTGCCTTCTGAATAATACTTTTCAACTAGTTTATCTCTATTATAGTAACTTTCTGCTTTCTTGTCAAGAGCACTTGGGTTATACAACCAAGAGAATATCTTTTCTTTTGCCTCTTCTCTTGTTGTGTCCTCGTCATAAATATTTTCAACATTCCAGAGGTGTAAGTCCTCTTCTGGTTGAGGTGTTCCAGACAGTCCAAGTAGGGTTCTTAGTTCTGCTGCGTTAAAATCTAACTCCACCAACCAATCGTTTTTTGGTTTCACTACATTGCGGAACTTCTTATCCAAAGTTAAGATAGGAAAACTCGCTTTTGAGGCAGTTAAACGCCCCGTCACGGTCCCGAAAGCATTGTAACTCACACGTTGTAGGTTGTTCCCTAAACGTTGCCTAAAATGGCGAACTCGCTCCTCCGCAGCATAGCGGTTTAGGGCGCTTTTGTCAACAGAAAAATGTTGCTGGGCGATACTTTTTACCATCCTTGTTACCTTAACAAGAAAGTCGTGATTAGAAGGTTTTTCATAGTTCTGAAAAACCCAATCAGATACCTCATTCTTAACAGAGCAGTATTCAAGAAGGTGTCTCTGTGGTACCAAATCGAAAAAGCAATGTTCGTGGAGAGAAACACCCGATAAAACAAATGACTTGTAAAACGCATTCATTTTTCTATGAACTCTCTGAAAGTCTTCTTGTAGATGTTCAGGGCAAACTTCTGATAACTGCTTTCCGTTCGCATAAATCTTTGCAAACTGAATACCTCCCCTGTCGATAGAAGAAGAGAAGTCCCAAGTGTGCGTTAAGTCTTGCGGGAGTTCGTCAAAGTGAAGTTCGCCTTCTGCGAAGACGCCTACACACTCCTTCTTGTCGTCGAGTGCCTGAAATAGCATTGTTTGCCTTAGAATCTAAAATATGATATCATTGTATCAAAGGAATTTTGCTTTGTCAAGTCTCTTCTGTGAAAAAGTTCACCTGTCTTGTCGATGAAATAGGGTTCGAGTTGAAGAACCATTTGATTCAATCCTCGATATTTGTTTGCGGAAATTGACTCTCTAACAATTTTATCGAACTTTGCCTGATTCCAGTTCACGCCTGTCTCGACTGCTCGAAAGTAAACATAGGCACGAATCCAGTGATTTTCGCTATATTTATTGTTTAACTTTTGCAGACTCATTGTCTCACGAGTCTTTGTGGTGACTATTGTTCCACCACTCTTGTTACAATATCTTGAAATAGTATAATAAGGGTCAGTGTCATAGTACTTCTTGTAAGCAGTGTTCATAACGGAATCAACACCTTCTATTTCTAAGTTCGCTATTCTATCATAATACTTTTGAAAAAATTGTTCAAGACTGCCAACGCCATATTTCGCAAGTTTTCTTCTAGAATGCGGATGCATGACATCGAAATAAATTCTCCAAGGAATATGCTTATCAATTCTAAATCCATATCGGTTTATAACTTTTCTAAATACCTGAAAGTTAGGGTCTTGAATGTATCCTTCATATTTTAATTTATCTTCGGAATAATCTTCGACTGCCAAGTCTATCACCAAACCTGTTTGTCTAGAATCTGCCAACTTAGAGGTAGAATACCCAGACATCGTAAAAGGTTCATTCATAGATGTAGCATATTCCATAAACGATTTTTCAAAGGTTTTGTAGTCAACAATCTCTGGCGAGTCCGTATCTTTTAAAGAAATAAATTTATCCATTATTGCAGACTGGTGAGAGGCATACGAAATCATGGGATTTTTCCAAGACTTTTTTGGAACAAGTTCTTTTAAGGTCTTGGAGTCGAGACTTAATTTACCTCGTAAGTCCAGTTGCTTATAATAATCTGCCATCTCTTCGAATGACTCTCTTACAACAAGAAGTGCTTCATGTGTCTCTTCTGTCGTAGTATTTATCTCTGATATATATTCCATTTTTGGCACTACTGCGAAACCATATGTGTCCACCTTGCCGTACAATCCTCGAATATTTGCCCTCAGTACAATCGGTTTCGCCTCATTGAACCTCTGAGGGAATTTTACATCATAGTATCCAGATTGTTCATAAGACTCTAATGGTCCTGCATCGTTAGTTCCTGATGGTGAGTCTCCCTTCTGTTCAAATAAATATCTCATCGCTTACGTCCTCTGTTTGGAAGGTTTTGTCCAAATCGTTTCTAACTCTGTTTTGAACCTTCCACCTTCAATAGTATTTCTAACTTTTATGACCATGAAATAACCTGCAAGTCCGAGGTCTTCTGCCTCATCTTGATTAAAGGCATTCGAAGTGATAAACACTACCATGCCTGGTTTGAAGATGGCGTTTCCAACCATGTCTACATTTGCCTTATATAGAGACCACAAAATTCTTTTCTTTTCACTAAACCCGCCCGATGTCATTCTTGCTTCTGTTAAGAACTTTGTGTCATTCTTGGTATACTTAATCTTTTTGGTCACTCCATGTTCAGATGCGGCGACCAACCAATAAATTCCGTTATCTGCGTCAGTATTTTGATTTGAAGAATACCCTTCTTCTGCCAAAAGGTTGACACCATAGAAAAAATAGTTCTCAGTCAGTCCTCTTGTTTCAAGTCCGTTCTTTAATTGAGAAGCACCAACCGTTGTCCATACGTTCGCTACCTCACCTTTTGGAATAGCAGATGACGTATTAAATGATTGGGCACGAAGTCCTGGCGATGAAGGTGCCTGACCTTGCGTATTTGCTCTTGCTTCTAGTGAAAAAGATACCATCGCCAACTTGACCATATCTGTCAAGAAATCCAAAAGACTATATGCAATTCTTTCTCCCTTTTCAAGCACATTTTCTTTAAACCAATCAGCGAATGCTGCCTGAGATATGGGGATTCCACTAATCGGTACTTCCTTTGCACCCTGTGATGTTGTTCTACCCGAACCATCAGCGGCAAGACTGCCGTACAAAAAAGAACCAAAACTAAACTCGAAACCATTAATCATTCCAGGGTCTTGCTTTGCAATCCCTATCACGTTATCGAGCAAATCTCCAAGGTAAAAAAATTGTATAAGAGATTTTTCCGCTTCATCATCTGGTTTCTTTTGCTTGTACCACTTAGCAATGTTTGGCGACTGCACAAAGCACTGGTCCAGTGTTTTCGGAAAACCTCTCCCACTACCTGCTCCAAACCAAGGATATAATATAGGCATACTTCCTGTGCCCGCTGCTTGATGACTTACAACATACATTTTCTGATTTTTCATCACAGAGTTCATAAAAGATTGATAACCTTTTTTTCTGAGTTCGGACGCTTTCTTATCTTCTTTTTCCACCAGTTTTGTATCTTTCTCTCCCAATGGACCTTTACTTCCCTTCTTTATTTTCTTTACTTTATCCCTCGCAGCAATAAGAGATTTTCTATCTGAGTCTGAAAGTCCTAAGTCAAATACGTCAATCTTCATTGCTCTTCGTTCTGTGTATCCATGATATTCCAAAGAAACATTTATAGAACCATTCTCATTATAATCCAAACTATGCTTATATAAGTTCAGTGTTAGAACTCTCTTTGCCTCTCTTATTGCTGTTTTCTCTGATTCAGTCCAAGATAGGGTAGAGTCAGAAGGTGGATAATATCCGTACTCTAATCTTAACAACCTAATTTTTGCTGCATCTGGAAGTTCTGCGTCATCTGGTCCCTTCGGTAATTTAAACATATCGACATATTGATACTCACCGCTGCCTGTTAAGGTAGGTCTTCTTCTGAACAATTCTTCCAGCGAAGAAAAGTAAAGGTCTAATTTAACCTTGTACATTCTGTCGGAAGTCGCAATGTTATCACCTTCCATGTCGATTGAAACACTTTTGAGACCAGCGCCCGAACCTCTCATTCCTCTGCTTGAAGTGATTTGTTCTGGGTTTCTTTGAAAATCGTCAAATACAATTTCTGCCTCTGCTTCGATTTTTCCAGATGCACTTCTCCTCTCTTGAAGTAACCTTACCCTGGGAATAAGAGAGGATAACTTTGCAGCATTCATGTTCATGAATTTCTCCATACCCTGCATTCCAAAGAGATGTGACCTAGTTTTTTGAACATTTTTGCCAACTATGCTGGTGTAGTTTTTTGGTGGATATGTGCCCTTGTGGGTAGAATTGTAATAGTCTATGTACATATCCATAGATTGTGCAATCACGTACTGCTCGTTGGAGTTTATTTCTTTTGCACGCTGGTCTTTCTTTTCTTGACGCTCTTTTGCCTTTTCTTTATCATCAGACATTTTACTGTTCCTCCAATAAAGCAATCGCCTTGTTTAGAGGCAATGGGATATTTATCTTATCTCCTATATTTACGTGAGATTCTGTTGGTTTGCCGTTGTACTTAGCAATTAACCACCAATACTTTGTAGTGCCATAATGCTTGTAAGAAAGTTTATAGAATCTATCACCAACGGACCAAGTATGGGTCACTGTTGCTAACTGAGCGTTCTCCTCTCTTGTCAATGATTTAAAGTGTGGTGAAGCGAGATGATTAATTTTCTTTACTCCTCTCTTTTCACGCAACTCTTCATAAACGTCTTCTGTGTTTTCGTAAACTTCTCTGTTTTTATATCTACTACTCATAACCTACTGTTCCGTCTGGAAGAGACATTATTGCATCTTCACTTGATTGGATTATTTGCTCCTCTGCAACGCTCTGATTTGGAGCGTTAGAATCTGCTGCTCTTGCAGTTGTTGGTGCAGGTGTCTCTGGTTGCGACTGCCCTCTTCCATAAGGAAAACCCTTAGTTCTTTGAGAACTTCCTGACCATCCAAGAGCAGATTCATGAATCACCGAGAAGGTGCAAGATAACTTTACAACCTTTGGATATAAATTACCATCATTATCTCCAAACATAGCGTCATCCATTGCAGGTTCAAAAGAGAACCCAGCAGATGAACCTAGTAGTCCACCTTCTCTGGCAGTTGCTTTTGCTTCTGCGCCTGGTCTTGTCACAAAATTTAAATATTTCATTCTCAGAAGTGGAGCATGACTCATCGCAGTCGTCCCACTGGCACCTGAGTCGTAAGCAGGATATAACATTCCAAATAAAGTTGTAAGATTTTCTAAATTCTCTTTTGCCTCTTCCAATGAACCCGCTACGACATCCCAAGAAATATTTATAGTTCTCTGAGTTGACTTAAAAGTCTGAATAGGGTCCATTCGACCGTAAATTTCTTCCTTATCCCAATTACTTTGATATTGGTCGGAAAACGCCGAGACAAACCCCTTAAAACTTAATTCTTTCTTAGAAGCAAGATGATAAAATCTAAGAACGTATCCAGCGTTTGCCTGAGCGCCCGAGTCATCTGCACTGTTTTTGAAATTTGCCATGTTATCTCCAAATTGCTACAAAATAAATAGTCTACTATGCCAAACTTAACTTCATATCATCATCAAGCGCTTCGACGACTGCTCTTCCGAACTCCCTGTCATTAATTTGAAGTATAACATCTCTGGTTCTTGGTTGTCCACCTGCTGTCTCTGGGGCAACAACAGATATTAATTTATCTATCGCATTTGAAACTGAGTTTGCTGTCTCCATCGCTGCAATTTTCGCTTGAACCATCACCATTCTATCCGCTTCGTCAATTAATTCTTCTAAATTGCCTATGTTCGCATCATCAATGCTATTGACTACACTTATAAACTCTGTTATACCTCCCTGTTCTTTCACCGACTTCATAGAGTCTGCAAATGTCTTTGCTGAGTCTGCGAGTGCTCCGAAAGAAAGAGCAAGTAACCCGATTGACGCCGCTGCGAGAGCAGTTGGAACAATAGCGGCGAGAGCGCCGAGGGCGAGTACACCGAATGCGCCTGCGGTGAAATACATGCCGTTGGCGAGCGCAAAGAAACCCGTACCCATTTGAACAAGTCCCATAGTCAACTCTGGAATTTTCTCCAAGTTGTCGATTATGAGTGACATGAGTTTTGTAAATGAGTTGACTAACATTGCAGCAGTGTAAGCGATGGCGGCGATGGATAGCGCTACTAAGGCAAAAATACCTACTGCCTTTGGTGGAATTGAACCAATTGCCCTCACCATTGCGGCGATGCCAGACCCTACTGCTGTCAACATAGGCACAATTGAGGAAGTTATCGCAGAGAACACGGACCTGATGCCAGATGCAAGTCCTCGAAACATCGAGCGCATGGCACCGCCGACACCTTCGCCAACTTTTCTAATACCTGTACCTACTTGCCTAAAAGTATTTAAAAGACCGTTTCCTTGTGTTTCTGCTCCTCTGAAAAACATTCTTAGTCCTATTCCTGCTAGTTTAAGTGCTCCGTACAACCCACCGAGCACCCCTACGGTAATAATAAGACCATTAACGAATGGTCCACCCTCTTTAAATGTATCATTAACGGCATCAAACATCTTCCTAAGACCAGTAGTAACAAATTTCAACACTGACACAATTGGTCCAACAAGTACTGCCATTTGTTGCATAATAATTCCAAAGTCCTGAGATACGGAAGTTGCTTGTTGTTGAATTTCATTCAACTCTTTCTGAGAAATTGCCATCATACCTGTTGATTTTGCTTGTGCTCTTGCTTTTTCACTGAAAAGTGCTGATGCCTTTGCCATATCGCTGATGCCTGCCGCATTCGCAACTGCCATCTTTTCAAATTTAGACATAGAATCAAAAGATTTACCAGACATCTGAATAGAATTTTGAAGCATCGCAATTCTTTGTGCTTCCGACTCTGCTGTCAAAAGTTCCATTGAATCTAAAAA